GCATGACCGATTTCCCACAACGGGAGCTTGCGGTGGGTGCCGCGGCTCCTGACTTCACGCTGCGCGATCAGAACAATCAAGACGTCACGCTGTCGGACTACTTCGGCAAGAAGAACGTCTTGCTCGTCTTTTTCCCGATGGCCTTCACCGGCACGTGCGAGGGCGAACTGAGCATGGTCCGTGATCGGTTGCCCGACTTCGACAACGACCACTCGGCGTTTGTCGCGGTGTCGGTCGGCACCTCACCGACCCACAAGGTGTGGTCGGCAGCCCAGGGTTATCTGTTCCCGATCTTGGCGGATTTCTGGCCGCACGGGCAGGTCGCCAAGGCCTATGGCGTTTTCAACAGCGACAAGGGTTACGCCAATCGCGGCACCTTCGTGGTCGACAAGACCGGGCACATCACATTCTCTGAGCAGATGGCTCCAGGGCAGGTCCGTGACCAGTCGCTTTGGGAGAAAGCCCTGGCCGCGCTAGATTCTTGAAGGTGTCTGACGCCTTCTGGTGTCGGACGGGCGGCGAGTCCATGTTTTCTCTCGCCGTCGCGGCCGGTCGAACTCGCCTTCGATTCGGTCGCCCTGCGCGTATAGCTCAGCGGTAGAGCTCTGGTCTTACACACCAGCGGTCGGGGGTTCAAATCCCTCTGCGCGCACCAGGTCAGAGGGGTTATTTCCTCAATTTGAGTCTTGATCAGGCGAAGTTGTCACAGGAATTGTCACATCTCCCGATAACTCTGCGTCGTTGTCACGCCGGGTTGTCACGAGGCCGGCCATTGTGTTCGCTGCGGCGAGAAGCGCCTGGGGTTGGTTATGCACGTACCGAGCCATCGTGAACGATGCGGTCGCGTGGCCAAGCCAAGCCGAAACGGTCGGTATTGGAACGCCATTGAGAATCATGAGGGTGGCGCAGGTATGCCGCTCGTCGTGCAGATTGATCACAGTGACCTTCGCCCGCGTACACGCGGCCTTCCACCGGTCCGTGAAGTAGTCGGGGTAATACGGTCGCCCAAGCGCATCGACGAGCACGTAACCGCTGTCCTGGTACTTCGATCCGGCCTCGGCACGCTCACGACGTTGGACAGCGCGTGCATGGAGTAGTGACGTGTACACAGGATCTGGGATGGGCAGCATCCGTTTGGAGCGTTCAGTTTTCGGCTCGCCGATGATGACCTTGCCGTCCGCGATCGTCCGCGTCCTTACTATCTGCATAGTGTGAGCATCCATGTCGATGTGGTCCCAGCCGAGCCCAGCGAGCTCTTGCTTACGCAGGCCCAGTGTCCCGAGTTGGTGCTGATGTCCATCGCGATCACTGGCAGTCACGTCGAGTACGCGTTGCAGCTCTTCAATCGTCAGCGTTGGTCGTTCTGTGCTGTCGAGCGCAGGTGTATCGACGAGGAGGGCGACGTTGCGGGGGAGATGTCCCTGATCCACTTCGCTCTTCAGCATGAGCCGGATAGACCCCAGGATGTTGCGACGTGATTGCCCGTTCGATGGCCGACGCTTCTTTTCGTTGGGTCGCGGGATGTCGCCAGTCTTCAACTTCGCCATCAAGGTATCGATGTGGAACTTCTTTAGATCCTGCACAGGCAGGTCTCCATACAGCGCAATGAGTGGCTTGAGGCGGTTCTGATGACCCGTGCGGGTTGTTTCCTTCCAGCCCGGTCGTCCAGTGATCCATTGGTTGCAAGCCTCTTTTACGGTGTCTGGACGCTTGGAAACGTACGTTCCAGCAGCGCGCTGAGCGATGATCGTTGCGAGCGCGTTTCGGGCTTCTAACTCGGTGTCATATCGCTTTCTGAGCTGCTTTCGATGTTCGGCGGAAGTGCCGACGTCCACCGTGAGTTGATACTTCGTGACAGGCCGGCCATTTCTACGGACCTTGAGACTGACGGCTTTGATCTGCGGTGGTAATTGCTGCCTAGGCATGGGAGACCTCCTGATAAGGTACCCATTTTACGCCGCCGATTTTATTGTTGCTCTTAGTCTGCATAGTCGCGTCCCTAGGTGTCCAACATATCCCAATCGTCACCCAGTATCCATCGGAGTGCAGACAGTTTCCCGTTGATCATTCCCCATTCGAAGTCGTCGTGAACGCCGAGGTTCTCTTTCGCAAGACGTGCTTCCACCTTCCGCATCGCGGTCGTCATCCCATCCATGATGTCTTCATGGGGCATTTCCTCGGTACCATCGTGGATGTTGGCAAGCATCACGAGCTTTCGCTCGTACCAAACGAAGTCGCTGAGCCACTGTTCCTCTGCTCGGATCTCCTTAATTGTTCGTTTTGTCATTTCTCCTCCTATTCCCAGTAGAAGGCCAATGCTTTATAGTAGAGCTATGGCCCCGCTGCAACCGGGGCTTTTTTAGTTGTATCTCTATTATGTCACAGACGACCATTTACTTAAATACCTAACTATGCCATTAATAGGACATGAATTAGCGTCCGCTATTCATCGTCCACACGAAAGTTGGTTAGTAACATGGGTTTTCGCAGCGTAAGGGTAAGCGACATCAGCGGGATCGAGTTGAACGAAAGCGAAGCAGTGAACGTGGTGATCCGGGATCACCCGAAGAGCGAGCCTCGGCAGTTCGATGCATCGCAGGAGGAACTGAAAGCGCTCAAGACGGTCGGCAATCTGGTGTCCTTGGAATACCGGTTTGCCGATGGCACGAGTCAGGATGTGTTCGTCACTGCGACCGAATTCGCAAAGCTCGTTCCTGACGACAAGCTGTCCGGTTTCGACGCCGTTCGCGGTCGCCGGAAAGGGTTCCGACCCGGCGTTGCCGAGTAACCCACAGACAACCACCTGTCCCAACTACCCAGTCCCGTTTCACCTTGAGGCCAAAAGCTTCGGTGAAACGGGACTGTTTCAAATTCCAGACATGAAATGCCCCGCTACCTTTCGGTAGCGGGGTTTGTATTTCACGAAGCGGACACAACCTTGACGCTTTCCACCAAAGCCCAGCGTTCCGCCAGACCCACTCCATCGTTGTACGCCTGGAGCCAGTTGTCGTAACGTCGAGCATTGCCGTGCCAACCATCTTCGTTGATGGTCTTCACCATGTAGCGGTACTCCGTGGTGTTGAAGAGTAGATCAATCAGCTCGTCGGGGCACCCCAAGGTCTCGCCCTCTTGATCCGGTTGGCCGGCGAGCACGCAGTCACCCGCGATGAAGTCCATGCCTCTGTAGCGGTCGTTGTGGGTCCACAAGATCAGTGTCGCCTTGCGATTGAGTGGCAGACCAAGAATCTTACTTTCGTCATGTACAAATAGCGTGGCCGATGGTCGGTCCAGGTTGATGCAGTCGAACGGTCCGCCGACGTGTGTTTGGTACGCCCGGTAGTCGCCTTGCTCGATCTCGATCAACTCGATGTCGCGCTCTTCATCAGCGGGGATGAGAACGCATTTGATGGTGGTCATGATGTGTCCTGTTCGTGAGATGTGCTCCACCCAGCGGGATTGCTGGACGGAGTGCTCCTCGCGATCTAGAACTCGATGCGGTGGTTCACAGTCCCCGTCATGTACTCGTCGATCAGGTCCTTGCAACTCGAGTACCCGATACCGAACGCCGCGTAGTACCCCGCCGTGTTGAGACGCTTGATCCACTCGGCCTGGTCTCGGATGTGATCGTCGGCAACCAGTGAACCGTCGCGCTTTCGGATGTGCGTCCCGTCTACCTTGACCTCGATGTACAGACCCATGTAGTCCCCGAAGTCGGGGTGAGACTTCGCTGCTACGAACAGATCTGGGTATCCCGCGTCTCCGTTGAGCCCCTTATACAGCCCGCGTGAGTACCGGCTGGTGTTGTTGATTCCCGACAGATCAAAGTGGAATGGAGTCGAACGGTAGAACTGGCGCAGGTGCTGTGCGATGAGCCGGTAGATGTCGTTCTCGGCGTTACTGCGCATCCGCCGATTCCTGTTTCCGGATCTCTTTGAGACTGCGTGAGATCGCCTTCGTCTTCGCAACGATGGTCCCTCGCACCTTGTCGGTAAGACCAGGCATCTGCAGCCCAGCTACGTAGGCTGTCACTTCATCCAGGACGCCGTCGATCTCGTCAGTCGGCTTGTACCCCTCGATCCAGATGAACTCGTTTTCGTTGAAGATCTCCTTGACGTGCACAGCCTGGAACTCGCGGAGGTTCTTGAAGATCGCGATGCTCGACGTATCCGTCTGCCACTGGATGACTACCTTGCCGTCGGGAAACACGACCCCTTCGATGACCTTGCCGGTACCGCTGAGGTTCTTCCCATCTCTGTGGCGCACCATCATGAAAAGCCGAGACTTGCGTGTCGTTCGTACCGTTGGTTGCTTCTGTCTCACCTCCGCACCTCCAACCAACCTTCCGGCAGCTCAAGGCGTTTCTTGCGACTCTTCGGTTCCTCCCCATCCACGACTAGCTGGTTGGTCAGCTCATAGATGATCCCTAGCGAGTGCATGACGCCGCGTGCAAGGTAAGCGCGCAGGTCACGTTGTTGGTCGGGGTCAAGCTCGCCAACAACGTCTTCGATGGTGAGGAGGGGTGGTTGGTCGGGGGAGATCATGAAGAGGCTTCCTCTTCTAGGATCGCCTCGATCAATCGTGCATCTTGCGCTCGGCTGTAGAGTTTGTAGTAGGTGGTCTCGCTGATCTCTCTCACCTGATCGACGGGCAGATCGCGTTCTGCAGCAATATCCTCAAGACGCCTATTAAGTCTGATGTCTTCCTTTATGACTGCGAAGACAATCGGAGAGATTCGCTGTTCGCTTGTCGTCATAACTGGTACTCCTCGACAACGACGGGTGCTGTCTCGGAAACAAAGTGTTCGTGAACAAGTTCGACAGCCTTTCGGTGCGCACCCCACAGGGTGTAACTCCACCCGAGAGACCCCTGATCCTTCGCCCTGTCCCAGTAGACGGTGATTCGATACCTGAAACCGTGGTTGTGTTTGCGGGAAATCCTTTCAATCACAACCTCGAATTTGCGCTGCGGATCGCTCATCCCTCTACCCCCATGATCGACGGGTAGGCCAGCGCCACCTTCGCCAACGCATCCTCGCGGCTCATCACGCCGTCGTCCACCTGTTTCATGGTGCGCTCGAACAAGACGTACGTCGCGAGACGTTTGATGCCTTCGACTCGGTGCTCACTCAGGTACTCGGATTGCTCAAATGGTGCTGCTTCGTTCATGACATGTTTCCTGTTTAGGTTGTTACTGCGATACCTGGAAGATCCGTTGACCGGAATCAAGCCTCAAGCCGCGAAAGCTTGAGAAAATGGATCAACGGATCGTCGAGGTAGAGGACTCAATCAAGCGGGAGGGCTCCCAGATCAAGTCCCCAGTCACAAGGGCGAGGTGTACGGACACTTAAGATCCCTCTGCATCGTCCTCGTGACTGGTGTGGCATCGGCTAGCACTGTCGACAGCCCGGCCCTGGATCAGAACCGATATGCGAGTTGTTACCTCGCCCGCTTCCGATGTGGTCCACACCGGGGGTTGAACATACAAGGCAGCTATCGTACTGCGATGTTCAGATATCGTCCTTCGATCCTATTAATCGGTTCTGAAACGCCGCAACGGTTCCTTTATGCCTTCCGTCGTGTGCCAGACGTCAAAACTGGTTGCCACTTGTATGCCCAGTTCTATCCAGGTAAGGGTGGATCACCTGGATAGAACTGGAGGATTAAGCGTATGGTGCTAGTAGGAACTCAGCCGATTATCTCGTTGTCGCAGTCAGACGATCTATTTTTAACCTGAAACCCAGGGCGACTCAGGTGCATTTGCTAGGCCATGTTGTTACTACCAGCACTACTACGCTTAATGCCTGATTTTCAATGTACCGTCCGACAGCCCTCGCAGTGCTGTCGGACGTGGGTGCCACAGTTGCCGTGAGTGGTGGTTCACACGGCCTTACCGTTCTAGACGGAGTTTTACGGGCAACTAGCGGCGTCTTTTCAATGTGAATCGAATGATCGGAGTTGCTACGAAGATCACCAGGACCGTGAGGATGAACCGGAGTCCATCACGCATGGCTCTTGCCAAGCTTTCGCTCTAGGAATGCTCGACTTCTGATGTGCGCGTTGGCTTTTGCTTCGGCCCGTTCATCCTTAGCTGCGAGCTGCTGCCGCTTCGCTCGGCGGTGTAGGCCGATCATCTTCCGGAACGCGATCGAGGTGTGTTTCTCGAACTGCATTGTAAATATCTCAGGTGCTCTTTCGCCGGCAGCCTTAGCCTTCTCGGCGGCTTCTCTTTCGAGTTGCTGTGTTGTTTTGATTAGTGTGTTCATGTTTCCCCTCCTGCAAAAGACTATGAGCCATTTAGTCTTTTATTGCAAGAGCAATCTTTTCCACATGTGCACAACTTTGGTGGATAACTCAGTCGGATTTCTTCTTCTCATGAAAGGCAACAACTCCGTACATGCCGCCGACAAGTGTCGCATAAGCCAGGATATATCCAAGCACGACTGGGAAGAACGAGGCAGCAAGAAGTATTCCGGCACTAGTAGCAAAGATTGTGACGCCCTTGCCAAGCTGGCGGTCAGTAAGCTGGGGATAGCGTGACCTCAACTTTGCGACGATGGAAGCCGTGTGTGCGTCCAAATCAGTGTCCAAGTCGGGGAGTTCATCGACCGCGTCTTCGTCGTCGTCGGTGATCTCCGCGAACACGGCGTCCAGGGCCTCGTAGTCCGCGTCAGTAATCTCGGTATCCAGGTCTTCGAGTACGTGCTCGACGCTCGGGGTCAGCACCTCGTCGCGGAAAGCCTGAACCACCTCCGGCGTGGTCTGTTGCTGGATTTCCTCGATCGTTTCTGACATATCGGCCGGCTCGTCCTCGCTGTCAGATGTTGGCGGCTTGAGACGACTGCCGTACTTGGTGTTCATGTCGTCGATGAATTGCTTAACCAGCGGAGACTCCGTGGCTGGCCGGGAGAATCGGGACACGTCAACAGGCTGATAGTGCAGCAGGAAGCCGGACATGTCGATCTTGTTTGCTTGGTTCTGTACCGCGGCCTGCAGACCGCTCCCATCTACCTTGTAGGTGCGCGTCAGGCTGTCTCGGGTGGGGCCGAGCAGCATCTGGGCGATGCTCTTCTGCAGATCTTCGCTTGTCTTCTGCATGTTGAGCGAGATCTTCGGTGGCTTGGACAGATTTCCGTATGCACCTCGATTGACCTCCCTCGTGAGGCGGTTAGCGAAGTCCTGATCGGCAGAGTAGTCACGTGGCATGGGGTAGCTCCTTCCGAAGCTGTAGAAGAGAAAGTTTACTGAGAACGGCGACGCTACCCATCTGATGACACGTGAATGCGTCAGATTGGCGGAGGGTGCGACGAGGGGAATTTCCCTCTATGTACTACTTTGGGGCACGTTTTACAGGTCCGCAAGGTTATTCGGACAACCTGCTGACCAGGCATTTCACCACATCATCCGGGCAAGCACGTGCAGACAAAGAACGAACAGCCCTACGGCGCACATCGCGAGAACAGCGAGACCGACCACCAGGACCGCGACGATGGCAAATAGGTCGCGCAACGCGAGTAGAACGGTGCGACTCATGACTGCACCTCGCCTCGGTACACGTACTCGAACAGACCTCCCTGCACCTGAACAGTAAGAATGTCGTGCCCTTCAGCTCGCAACTCAGCGAGACGGGCACTGTAGCGAAAGCAGATCTTGTTCAGTTCGCGGTTCGTGACTGTCCCTTCGGTCTTGAGCTTGCTGAGGATTCGCGCCGTCTTGGAAGACGGGTCATGCTTCGGCTTCTGGTCGGGGAGTACTGGGTGGATGGTGGTGGGGAGGGTCATGACTCAGCCCTCCGCTCCTGCTCCCGGCGCAGCATCAGGTCGCCTTCGACTAGGAGCATCGTCATCCGGCCGAGCTTTGCGCGGGTCTCCGCTAGTTGGTCGTCCGACAGGTGCTCTGGGTCGGGGAGCAGTTGAAAGGTCCGGGTAAGCATGGTCTCGGCGGAGGAGAGGGTGTTTTCGAAGGGCGGGGTGGGGACGAAGTCAGGTCGCTCGGTCATCCGACCTTCTCCTGGAGCTTCACCTTCTCCCCTGTAGTAGTGGGTGTCCCTTCAGCGGGAGCATCTTCATACTCCAATAACGCTGTCAGCTCTTGCTTCAGTGCTTCCTTGAGCACCGCGAACGTGATCTCAGGAGACTGTCGAAATGCGGCGATCCTTGCGGCACGCAGGACGGTGTTCTTAACGTATCCACCAGTGATCTCGTAAGAGGCCAGCAGATCCCAGTCGATGTCGACAGCTAGCGGCGCCTTTGTGGGGAACATGCGCTTCCAGATCTCTTTGCGCAACTCCTGTGAAGGCATCTCAAAACGGATCTTCACCGCGATTCGCCGATCAAGCGCTTTGTCCAGGTTCGTTGAGTGGTTGGTGGTAAAGACGGTGACGCCCTTGTGGTTTTCCAACTTGTTCAATAGGACGTTGACCTGGGACACCTCCCACGATGCACGTGCGTTCTCACGACTGCCGAGCAAGGAGTCGCACTCGTCGAACAGGATCACTGCGTCGGAATGCTTGTCGAACATCTCGGCGATCTTCTTCTCGGTCTCACCGACGTACTTGTCCATGACCTCGGCAGCGGTGATGGTGATGAGGTCTTTACCTAGGTAGTCAGCGATCGCCTGTGCCATCAGTGTCTTGCCTGTGCCAGGAAGGCCGTGGAAGAGCAGGGATACGCCGGTGCCCTTCTCGATGGTGTCTTCGAAGCCCCAAGTCTTGAAGATGAGATCGCTGTTCTCGACGAGGGACAATGCCTCGACGATCATCTGCTTCTTGTACGACTCGATGATGACGGTGTCGAACAGGCTCTTGTCAGGGGAACGGAAATACTTGCCACGTGGATACTCGTCGTTGACTACGAAGTCGAAGCCAGCCACCTTAGGCGGCTTGGTCTTCTTGTCTCTACCGTAGTCACAGTCGGAGCAGTAGAAGCGATCGCCATCTACCTCTTCACCGCACTTGGGGCACTTGGTCAGACCTTCAACCCAAGAATACTTCTGGTCGTCAGAGCGACCAACTGATATGGAGCCGGTGTCGCCGAGCGTGAATGTGTACTCGCGCATGGCCTCTCGCAGATAATCACTGGAATCAAAACTTGCCATCAGTCTAGGTCCCCTAAGTCGAGCTTCCGTGCTATGCGCCCGGCACCGCGTGACAGTTTCGATGCACTGTCTGCCATAGAACCCATGGCTTCAACTTCATGAGTCTTGATGATGAGGAGCGTGAGGGAATCGGCAAGCTTGCTAGCACTGTCTGTGTCATCCTCTCTTAGTTTCTGATCAACGGCGTCTGCCAGGCTGTCCATAAGTCGAACAGTGACTTCGGCGCGCTTGTCGATCGTGGTTTCGCTAATCATATGTAGTTTTCCTTGCGACCTACGTCGCGTTAATTTGTCAATGCTATGTTCGTTGTAGAAACCGCTACTGTTGAAAACGCGTGATGGTCGCGGTTTTAGTACATATCTACTTATTGGTGGTTTCTTTGTAGCGACGCCAAAGGATTTCTTTGTCCAGTTCTTGCCGCTTCATGTACCTACGCAAGGTTTCGATGTTCACGTCAAGCAGACGGGCGATCGCGGCTTTGGACACATCGTTCATGCGATACTGGATAATTTCCTCGTCCTTGCCATGGAGTTTCAGCTTTTCAGGACTCGTCGATCCGAGCGGCCTGCCTAGCACGACGCCCTCGGCCTTCTTACGTGCTAACGCTTCACGGGTACGCGCTGAGATGAGGTTGCGCTCAATCTCTGCCGACAGTCCGAAGGCGAACGCCAGGACCTTGGAGTTGATGTCGTCCTGGAAGACGATGTTCTCCTTAACTGCGATGATGGTGATCCCGCGGTCGATGAGCTGCTGGATCGTGTTGAGAACGTCAAGCAAGCGACGACTGATGCGGCTCGTCTCGCTGACTATGAGGGTGTCGCCAGCCTCCAGGCTATCGAGCACCTCACTGAACTTGCGCTCGGTGATCGTGCTCTTGTAGCCAGAGATGGTTTCGCCGACGATCTCTGCAATCTCAAGGTGCTCTCGTTCAGCATAGAGGCGGATGCCGCTCAGTTGGTTGTCCGTCTCCTGCTTGATCGTGCTGACACGAATGTAGGCAACGATCCGGCCCACTAAAATCTAGCCACTTCCTTCTCATGTTTGATGATGAGCGAGTTCAGCTGTGCAACTTCGACCAGCGATAGCGAGTGGCCCTTAGTGCGTTTGCGTGGGACCTTCACTCCGGCCTTACGCATCTGTTTAATCCGGGCAGCCAACGTCTGTCCTGAGATACCCAGCGTCTTAGCTGCATCTGCTGTGGTTTCGCTGCGTAGGTATGTTACGAGAGTTTCTCGGTAGTCGACAGCCTTCATCACGCAGCCTTCTTCGCGGGTCGACCCACCTTCTTCGCTACAGTCCTCTTCGCTGGCTTCTGCGCCTTGAACGCTTCCCACTGATCTAGCTCGGCTTGAGTTAGGTATGGGGGAGTGACGGGGAAGACTTCGACGAACCAAGTTGGCTCTTTCTCGACGCTGTCGCGATCTAGGTTGCAGTCGTCATCTTCGATCCCTACGCTTCGTCGTGACTCAGGATACTTGAAATAATCGGTCGTAATCATTTTATACTCTTGATCGCCGTCGTCACATGCCTCTTGAAAGAGTGCACCTTTGCGGATGTCAGGTAGATCCTTTAGTAGTTTGTATGTCTTGCGTGCCATTGGTGCACCTCCTTCATCTATTAGGTCAAAGTAAATATAATCTAGTGTAAACTCGCCGCCTTTTCCATTTGCTCGTATCGCTTTGAAGTAGTCTTTCGCGACCCGCGTTACGCGTCCTCGCCAACCTGCCTGAGTTATCCCATACTTAGCGGTTGCTGCGGCTGTACCGACGATCTGATCGCCGACTTTAAACTTGCTCATCTCTCGCCTTCCTCCGACTTCTTACTTCGTCTACTCGCTGCCCCACCCTTTTTGCCCGCTAGTCTGCGTAGCTCTGGTGCCATGGCAGCGAAACCCTTAGGTGTCGCGTTTGGAGCAGACCCACCGAGCTTTCCGATCACCCGGTAAAAGTCTGGATTCTTCGCTAAGTTCTTAGCAGCAGCGCGCTTGCCTCCCTCTACTGTTCCACTCATGCTTTACCTCCGATCCTTCCTGAGTGGGCGCATGCCCTTTAATTTGTTCAGCACGCGGGTAGCAACAGCCTTTCGACTGCGTGCAGCTCGCCGTGCTCTGGCGTCCGCCACGGTGCGGCGCTGCTGTTCCTCGGCGACCCATTCGTGGGTTCCCTTCGACTCTTTACGGAGCGGCTTGAAGTGTTCATCCCAGAAGGTGTCCCAAGTTTTGGCGTTCGTCTTACTCGACTTCTGCATGCGCTCGTCAAAGTACTTTTTGAGCTGAGCTAGTTCCTCGACGGTCGCGTACTGGATGGGTTTGCCCATCGGCCGCTGTTGGGGGATGCCCTGGGGTCTAGCGACTGCCTCGGTTGAGTTCGTCGTCTTACGTGGCCGGCCTCTGCGGGCTGGCGGTTGGGTTGGTTGTTGTGGCTTGTCTGCCATGTAAATCCTTGGAGCAAAGCTCCGTCTTAATTACTAGTAAGGAGTCCGTTGAGCGAACCACCAAGTGCGAAGTCCAACTGCTGACAGCTGTGACACATACCTGTGGGTTCTAGCTCTCGTGGGTTGAGGCACGCCTTGCATGTCCCGAAGACCGTGAACTGCTCTGCGTGGAGCGCGTCCAGGGCTTCGGCTTCCATCTCCTGGGCGAAGTAGTCCTGGTCCCATGGGGTGAACTCGTATTCGAGGCTCATGAGGCGGTCTCCAGGAGGTCGGGGTTTTCGTAGATGTTGCCGATGACTTCAAACCCAGGCGTACCCCAGAGCGCGTCGCTCAGGAGATAATCGCTATCCATGTCTGTGTCGTCCGGCGTGGCTAGATCGAATACCGCCCCAGCATCGTTCCAACAGACGGTGTACTGAGCACCGAGAATCTTCCCGATGTCACCCTCGTATATCTCCACACCGTTCTTGTCTTTGAGGCCGGTGAATTGCATGTAGATTGCGTCGTCGTAGACCTCGACCACGTGAGTTTCATCGTTATTCCAGACACCAGTGACGAGCAGCTCGTCCTGGAGGTTGATGGCGCGCATGTCGAACATCAACTCGCGATGGGGCACCCATGCTCTGAACTTGATCACCCGACTCATAAGTCATCACTCCCAAGCGCCTTCTGCATCGCTTTGATCCCTGCGATCACTGACTCGTTAGTGTCCAGTGCCTTGATCCGTGCATCGATAGCTCGCGGCTCGATCCCGTCTGCTTCCATTAGGGAGCGAAGCAGTGCGACATTGCCCTGGTCTAAATCGGCAGCCGGTTTCTCTGGTGGGGTATCGACTACCTCACCCCCATCTGCCTTCGCTGGCTCAGGTGGGGGCGTAGCGGCGTCTGTAGACGGCCTACCATCAGCAAGCTTCTTCTCCATCGCCTTGATGGCGTTAGACACCTTCTCCTCGGTGTTGAGGGTCTTGAGCTTTGCGTTGATCGCTCTCGGCTCAATGCCGGCCTCAACCATCAGCTCGCGTAACCGCTCCATGTCTTCGTCCACTTCTTCAGCGTCGAAGTCAGGATCTTTGGTGTCGTCGATGGCAAACAGGTTCTGAAGTGCGTACTTCTTGGCGTAGCTCCCGGTCTTGCCTGTCACCTGCGCGGTGTCGAGGATGGCGCTGCCAGACTTCGACAGCTCGACTTCGTTCTCCCAGGCTGAGGCTTCAGCGCTGTGGACTTCCTCTGGCTTCGCTGTGTTGATGACGGTCGCGGTTGCTGTGACGTAGTTCCGTCCATTCAGCTCGATCATGCGATCAGTGGTGAACAGGTAGAGGCCGTACTTGCGACAGACCGGTCGATAGGCTTTGAGTATCTGCTCCGCGGAACGGGCCTTGCCGAACTTGCCGCTAATCTCTCGCGGCGCGACGGCTTGTGCCTGAACCTTGAGTAGGAGCTGGTAGATGTTACCTTCCGCTACTTCCTTGTCTTGTTTTGCCATTGCTTGATTCCTTATTAAGTTGTTTGACTCTGTACCCCTGGATGTCCTGGTCCTCACGTACGAGTGTTTGTATCACTAGTGAGCGGTTCATGTCGGGGTACTGTTTCTTCTGCGCCTCTACATATGCGTCGAGGGCTTCTAAGTCGACCTTCGTGAGAGTCACTGTTATGCGTGGAAGTATCTTCCCGCGGACTAAATGAATCTTTATGAAGTTCTTTGGCATGTGTTTCTATCTCCTGACAAACATACCCTCCCGTCTATCGTTGATTGCTGTGCAATACGGTGTAACTGTCCAGCTCTCATTGCTGCGTCGATTGCTATTTATCAGTATGAGCCATTTATTGTAAATAAGCAAGAGTGATTTATTACTAATCGCAAAAACTGTGGATAAGTCGTCTAAGAACAATGTGTGGTTAAATTGTCTCTAGATGGACCCTGTTCTAATCCCACCGCAAAGCACTGCCAATCCTGTTGCTAGCGCCATAGCCAAACTGGCGCTGACCTGCGTCAATCAACGCCCAGCGGCCGCAACTCAGTACCAGTACCTTAGTGGTATGAAACTTCTTCGCCGTGACGCTGACATACTGACTGGTGTGGCGGCGTTCGGGGCGCTCACGACGGCCCAGGTCCGCGCCCTGTACTTCCACGAACTCAAGTCTGATTCGCCCTGCACGACAGCACTCCGTCGCCTGGTCGCGGCAGGGATGCTGGCGAAGGTGACGATCCGGTTCCCCCTGAAGGATCGGGGTGCGCCGATGAGCTGCTTCCAGATCGGGCCGAACGGATGGAAGTCGTTCTACTCAAAACGGTTCACGCCGATCCGCGATCAGATGAAACTCATGCACACGCTGGCCGTCGCAGACGCGCATATCGCCACCGTCCAGTTGGAACGAGCGGGAGAGATAGAGATTCTGGAATACGCCAACGAGCCGGACACCTGGATTGAACTCGGTGGATCGGAGCTGCGGCCCGACATGTACCACGATCTGCATCTGATCAAGGCGAAGCAGAGGGTGGTTTACTGGATTGAGGTCGAGGAATCGAGAAAGTCACAACCGAAGTTAATTAAAAAGCTGCACGCCTATAAGCGCGCTGAACGCGATTCTGGTCGCTACCCCGGTGACAAGTTCCCGCAAGTGATGGTCTTGGCTACGACACCAGAGAGACTACGAGATATACGTTCAGCGCTGAAGAAGGCGAAGATGCCTGACGGGTATGTAGAAGTACACATGTTAGAGAGTTATCCACAGTTTTTACTGAGGTAATTACAACAAAAGACTATTGTATTTTTAGCTTAAATGGCTCATACTAATATGTGGAATCAAGCTAAACGGAGAACAACTTAATATGGTAACTAGAACAAGAAAGACATCGGTCGGACTTACTGACACTCTCACAGGCGAGATCATTGATCTGACCCCACTCGGTCGTCCGCCACGCAAGCGGACTCGCAAGGCTGCTGCACGTTATACCAACACTAAAAGCATTATGGGTAACTCAGCATGGATCGTGGCTATGGCCTCGACGTTGGGTTTGGTGATTGCGATAACTAAATAGGTGAACGCTATGAGAGAGCAACTCGAAGAACAGGCAAGACAATCCGTGTGTCCATGCTGGTACTACGATTTGTGTGATCAGATGGATGAAACTGAGGATGATACGTTGCGAGAGATTATCGCAGATCCGCAGTATGGGCATAAGCACGCACAACAAAGCGACCCTGTGTCCAGCGAGGAATACGAGCAAGAACTAGCGAATTGTACGACAATAACTAAATAGGGGACACGATTATGATTTACAAAGGATATGAGATTACAGCAAGCGCAAAAACATATGTAACGTGGTCACTTGATGACCATGGTAACCCGGACAAGGCGCTTCGTCGAGACGATGTTGGGGAGATCGTCGGATACTTCATCAGCAACACCATGAATAACGATGACGAGGACTTCGTGGAAGGCAAACGAATCGAAGCGGCGACCAATGTTATAGACGAGTACGTCGCTGCTGCTGAATAGTCGTACCGTTAGAACGTAACGAACCCCCGCTATTCTGGCGGGGGTTCTTCTATGTTGGTGTTAGTACGTATGGGTGGAGTAATTTGGGTATGTGTAGTTCCGTGCAATGTGCTAGCTAGGCTTTGGAGAGTCTGGCTTGTCCTTAATATACGCGCGACCTTTACCGAATACAAAGCCTTTATTACCCGCGTTGTGAGGTGTGTATACCTTGTGCAGGCGTTTGTACTCTGCGAGGTCTAGGGCACGGGCTGCGGGTGATATTGGTATTTTGAGAACGGGCACGGGGATACTACGTCCAGTAAGGGGGAGTTGTTTGTCTTGATTGCCCATGCTGCTGATTATGGCATAGTCAAGGCCTATACGAAATAGAAAGTACATGTTAAATTAGAGATACCAATCGCTGTCGAGATACGGCGTGCGGGGTATAAGGAGTCAAAAGAAAAACCGACATATGATTGTCGGCTTCTATTCGCTGTCGAGATGTTTCTATTATATCAAGAGAGCGCACTTATGCAAATACCTTTATAACCCATCAGTTTGCAGTCTGAAGATCGAGGGAGTCTCGATAACAAAACTGTACTGCGCACAAGTAGCCCCTCCCCTCAGTGGATGAAAAATGAAGTGAAACGTGCCTAGGTGCTCTTGAGTGCTCCTATAAGCGTCCGCGCTGTCTGGCCTGACATCGGGCGACCTGCTGAGTACTCAAGAAGTGAATGGAAAGGGATCTTAACGAGTGGCGATACTAATGCCGGGCAACGTAATCAATCGAGCCGAGCAAGCTTGGGGCCTAAGATTCAGTCCACAGAATGGTTATATCGGTCTAGCTTGTCGAGTCGGTGCAATAGCAGGGATTAAGACGCCCCTATGCCCCGACACCTGTAGCCTGTGGATAACTTCTCGCGTCTGAGCAATTTGACGATTGACTTTATAACACAAATGGCTCATAGTCATTCGTAACAACTTAATGGAGAACACATGAATGCAGTTACTAACAAAGGTACTCGTCGGGTCTAGGCTTCACGGGCTTGAGAACGAACAGTCGGATTACGACTACCGAGGCATCCACATGCACGATCTGCAGGATGTGTTGAGTCCATTCAAGACGCTCAAGAAAACCACATGGATCGAAGGCGACGAAGATAACACTAGCTACGAGCTAGCCGACTTCTGCAGGAGTGCGGTTCATGGTAACGCCACGATCCTTGAAGTCTTCTTTAGTGACCAGGTCATTGCCACGTCACCGGTAGCTGATGAGATGCGCGCTAACTGGCGGAAGTTTATCGACACCGACAAGGTGGTCATGGCGAGCCGGGGCTACGCAGGTAACCAACTCAACAAGATGCAGCTGTTCGATGACATCGGAGTTAAGGACCAACGTCGGACGAGCAAGTTTGCCATCTCGTACTGTCGAGTTCTGTGGCAATGCTCTGAGTTTCTACGTACTGGAGAGTTCCCATGCCGGATCGCTGATCTCGATCTCAGACAGTTTCTACTGAAGCTGAAGGCCGGATGGGACGACAAGTACATCCCAGAGTGCACCGAAAGGTTCGCCGCCCTCCAGGCCGACGTGACGAGTGAATGGAAAACGGCGGACAAAATCAAACCAGACATCGCATGGATCGAGGAGTTTATTTACAAAAGTTATACAGGAGTTCCAATGAATGAAAGTCGCTTATAGCACCACACCACAGAAGAGCAAGCTCGATGAGTACGTCAAGATGGGTCTTCTACGGAGCCAGACCAACGACTCTGGCACGCTCACCATCTACGTCTATACAGAACTGACTCAATTCGATCGTCTCTGGAACAGTGTCACCCGACAGTCAAGGGGACTGGTTCTCGACAACAACAGCCGGTGTGTTATTCGCTGTCTTCCTAAGTTCTTCAACGACAATGAGCCAGAGGCTCTACTTGAGAAGCCGCGGGACATCGATCCCACCACCTTGGTTGTCCAGGACAAGGTCGACGGTTCTCTGATCCAGGTCGCCAACGATCCAGAGCACGGGCTGGTCGTCACTTCCAAGGGTAGCTTCAACAGTGACCAGGCGAAATGGGCTAGGCAGATCTGCAAAGAGCAGTATCCAGTCAGTGCCGGATACTTTGACGCGGGCCTGACCTACATCTTTGAGGTGATCCACCCAGACAACCGGATCGTCATCGACTACGGCGATCGACGCGAGTTGATCTTGCTGGCAGTTGTCGAGAACGAGACCGGCAAAGAGCGTGACATCTACACCAGCCGGTACATCGCCTTTGATCGTGTCCCTCTACTCGATCCATCAACCCTTGATGACGTCGAGGCACTCAACGACAGCGGGCTCAGCGAGGGAGTTGTCGCTAACTTCGATGGCTACAGGGTCAAGATCAAGACGAGCGAGTACCTACGCCTGCACCGCATCGTGACAGACTTCACGCCTAAACGTGTTTGGGAGGCTCTTAGCAATGGCGACAGCCTCGACTTCGAGAATATGCCTGAAGAGTTCCAGACATGGCTAGACAAAGTCTCTGAGGAACTGAAGGCAGAGTTTAGACGACTCGAAACTGAGATCCAGTGCGAGTCCAACGAGGCTTCCGGTTTGTCAGATAAGGAACTCGGACTCAGCCAAGACTTCAAGTACAAGGGGTACATTTTCCAGCTGCGCAACGGCAAGGACATCGCCCCAACCATCTGGAAAGCAATCAAACCAAAGAAGGAGGTGATACATGCCTAAGCTACTCATGCTCAAAGGATTACCCGGTAGCGGGAAGAGCACCTACGCTCGTCAACTGGTCGAGAAGAACCAGTACACCCGCGTCAACAAAGACGATCTACGAGCCATGCTGCACAACAGCACCCACTCTAAGGCCAAGGAAGCGGTTGTGTTGGGTGTCCGGGACTACGTGGTCCACGATGCGCTCAGCTCGGGACGCAATGTCGTCGTGGACGACACGAACTTTGCCCCTGCACACGAACTACGGCTACGAGAGATCGCCAAGGAACACGGTGCCCAGTTCGAGTACAAGCTGATCGATACTCCACTGGACGTTTGCATTGCCCAGGATCTGAAGCGTCCCAACAGTGTGGGACAGAAGGTGATCTTGCAGATGTACAACCAGTACTTGAAGCCGGCACCCGTTGAGGAACCCAAGATCGATCCTGCTCTGCCGACTGCAGTCATCTGCGACATCGACGGAACTCTTGCTCACATGGTCAACCGAGGGCCGTACGATACCTCAAAGTACCTGGACGATGAGAAAGACGACACGATCCACCTTGTATTTGCCCGGCTGTCGGAAGGCGCGACAAGGATCATCTGCTCCGGCCGATCCGCCGAGTTCAAGGCGGACACCGCTCGGTGGCTGTATAACCATGGAATTACGTATGACCTGCTACTGATGCGTCCAGCGGGTGACACTCGCAAAGACAGCATCATCAAACGCGAACTATACGAAGACCACATCAAGGGTAAGTACAACATCCGCGTTGTCCTAGACGATCGCAACCAGGTAGTAGACATGTGGCGCAACGAACTAGGTCTTAAGGTCCTACAGGTAGCAGAGGGTGACTTTTAACGGGGCGTGATCCCTTAATAACCCGTTCTAATCAAGTTATCCACAGCTCCCGTTCATTTCGCTATTGCAATTTTAACCCAAATGGCTCATAGTCATTTATGAAAGTTAAGCAAGGAATCAAGCATGAACAAGAAAGCAACAACTAAAGATTACGTAGTAGCAGCCATAGCAGGCGCGCTCACGTTCTTAGTAGGCATCAGCCTGTACTGGGTATTAAAGTAATGAAAACCCAAGACACAACCACTCAGAACCCAGCGACTGTCCAAGTCGTCATCAACAACCCTAACGCGGGCGTCCTCAAACGTAACTGGATCGTCGCCCTGGTCCTTGCCATCACACTTGGCTGGCTCGGTATCGACCGCTTCTACCTAGGCTCAGGTGGCGTAGGCATCGTCAAGTTCTTCACGCTCGGCCTGTTCGGCGTCCTGTGGGTCGTTGACATCATCCTGATCGCTATTAAGAGCGTGAAGGGGATTGATTGGAGTGAGTCATGAGAATCTCGCTCAACAGACTCAACCAGATCAAGACGTCTCGTCGCCTCCAACTCATCGTGGCCGCTGGCGTCATCGTCGTAAGCACCTCAACTGCACTGGCCTTCAACAACCTCGCCAGCACACAGGCCGGCGACACCCCAGTTGAAGTCACCGTCGAGGATCACGACAAACGCCTCACCAAGAACGAATCCGACATAGGCGAGACCAAAGACCGGGTAACTGATGTCGAGCAGAAGACCGACGAGAACACCCAGGCAGTGCGCGAAGTCGAGAAGCAAGTCGTCGTGGTGGATGGCAAGGCCAACGCCGCCACAAGTGCCGCTAAACAAGCACAGCAGGCCGCACAAGCAGCCCCAGCACCTCAACCTGCGCCAACACCCGTTCCTGTGAAGACGATCAATCCACGCCTCATCACAGCCGTATCCGCGGTGCAGCAGTTCGACCGCTTCGACAATCCGACTGTCTGGTCATGTGATTACACGCTCGAGTCGGGGCGGGTCATCAACTCATTGCAAGGCCCAGTATGTGGGGCGGTGGGGACAGAGATTGGTAGCGACCTAGCGTCGATGCACGGGGTTCGATAATGAATGCGCGGATCATCGACTACGCGTTGATTACGGTCACTAGTGCTGGAGAGCTTTGTTCTAACGTAAGCATCGCGATTGCAAACGGCTGGCAGCCATTTGGTGGCGTCGCGACAGGACCTGGGACTATCAGTCAGGCGCTTGTGAAGTACCAGGGGATGGGGAAACCGGAATCGGAACACCGGGTTGGCCCACCACGCCCGACCCCAAACCCGACCACCCCAACAAGGGACCGGCAATGACAGCGACGATCAAAGTTGTTCCAACGCTTCAGGAATTACGAGACGCTCCTGAACTGCGCCCGCTGTCCATGGAGATCCAGAAAGCGCCACCAGCCTTTGATGAAGGTCTTGAGACTCTAACGCAGCACCTAAACGAAGCCGCTCGGGTGATGCGCGAAGGGTTCGAGTTCATGGGCGTTGCCGATCCAGCTGGCATGAAAGCGCTCTTACATGTACTTCGGTCGCCGTTGTACACGAACGGTATGTACCTAAGGAATCGTCGTGGCCGAAACCGGATCGTTTGGCCGAAAAGGAGCGCGTCATGACTCTCCACTTCACCGAAGACGAAGCCGACCGCCTCGCGTCACTGTTGCGAATCACGAACGACCCAGACGCCAGGCAGATGCAGAACGTAACAGTCCAACGTGCAGAGCAAGAGATCATCGAGATGGTAAGAAGCAAAGTAGCAGAACAGATTTAAACGTAGAGGGGGTGATAGATGGAACAAGAACCAAACAACTACATAGGGGAAACCAGAGCGATCGAGATCGCAGTCATTGGCGCAGAGGCACTAGGCGAGCACGTTTCAGATGCCGCAGCTAGAACCATTGCCGCTCAATGGGATGCAGGACCACGCAGCGACTTACACAGCTTTGTCACTACTGGTCGGATCGGTGAGTACCTCGAAGACGAGCTGGATGCGACTATCGACGCCACGGTAGACGAAGACGATCGACAAGCATTGGCCTACCTGTCTGCTTACGCGATGGCACGGGAAGACAAGGGCACAGTGGATAACTGGAGCCAGCTGTGGATCGACAAAGGGCCGGACGAAGGGACTGATTCGTGCGCGGCCTGCGGGGAGCACTTTTCTGACCCACATGCGACTGAATGTCCTCTCAACCCTGATCGGGAGGACGAGTGACATGGGCGAGCTAGAACCAAACCACGAAGGCATGAGTGACGACGACCTCATTGACTTCCACATTATGTACTCAGATGAAATCGGCAAACCCATCGAAGACCCTTGCGCCAGAGTCATAGCCGCCCGCCACCATGCCGGCCAATCGACTGAGCTGTACAGCTTCGCGTCTACCGGGCAGATCGGAGAAGGTCTGCACGTTGAGATCACAGCCGAGTTTGAGGCTACTTACCGCGAACTCAAGTCCCTCACTATTGAACAGACCAAGCTACGCGCCGAACTGAGTGCACACGAGCTGGACCATCAGAGCGGACTAGGACTCAGCATCAGCTCCGAAACACTCGACGAGCTACGTGACAAGTTGGAACAGGTCACAGAAGCGCATGAAGCCGCCAAGCTGAACATCAACGCCCTGGGCCACCTCTTCGTCTACGCCCAGGCCCGTAAGGACAAAGGGCCGATACATAGGTGGTCAGAGCTTTGGCTGAAGTCACCAGGTGAGCTGCTCTGGGACAGACGACAACCCAAGCAAGGCGAGTCAATCCTTGACCAGGACGACTGTTGCAAGAGTTGTGGCAACCACTTCAGCGAACCTCACGATCCCGACTGTCAGTACAACACTCATGACGAGGAGGGAAAATAGGTGGCTGGTCGTCGACCAGCTGCGGAGATTCCCGCACATCTCCTCAACGTCACCGACGCTGAACTCCTGGAGCAGGCAATCAACCTCCCAGGACGGCCTGGTGAGACGTATACGCGATTCATCAACCTCAGCCTAGGCAATCAGGCACTGTTGCTACTCCAAGGCGTCAACGAGCCTGTAAACACCTTCTCGCGATGGCGTGATGATCTGAACCGCAACGTCATTAAGGGCGCGAAGGCCAAGTACATCCGCCGCCCGATCTTCAAGAAGGTCGAGGAGAACGGCAAAGAAGAGCAGCGCCTGGTCGGTTTCAAGTTAGTCAAGTGCATGTTCGGGGTGTCCGACACCGAGGGTGAAGACCTCCCGGATTACGAGACGCCTGTATGGAGCACAGAGCGTGCCCTTGGATCGCTCGGGATTACCCGCGTGGCCTTCGAGGGACTGAACGGCAACATGCAGGGCTGGTCAACCGGCCGAGAGTTTGCGCTGAATCCGGTTGCCGCATGGCCGCTTAAGACGACCATCCACGAGATCTCTCATATCGAGCATGGCCACACAGCACCGGGGGCTCACGAGGAGTACGCCACCCACCGAGGACTACGAGAGTTCGAGGCGGAGGGCAGTGCCTACCTGGTCATGCACCAGATAGGGGCAGAAGACCAGTTCGACGCAGCAGAGAGCCGCAACTACATCCGGCGCTGGCTTCGACAGGACGTGTGGCCACCAGATGAGTCAATGCGCCGGGTGCTGAGAGTGGCCGATCGGATCACGAAGGCCGGCAGACCCGTAGAAGCGGAGGTCTCCCATGGGTGAGCTAATACCGTTCCCCATCCGCCCCGATCAGACACCAGACCAGCTGTGGTTCGCCCTGGAGCTGCACGAGCGGCAAGCAGAACGCATACGACGGATTCTGGGAATGCTCGGGATCGAGCGGGGACTAAGCGATGACGAATAAAACTAATACAGGCCGTGAGCCTATGGAGAACAACAATGGATAAAGAACTATGGAAACTTTGTAAACAGGTCTATGCGCGTTCCGACTTGGTATGTGAAGCGTGGCCGCTTGACAAATACACACCGTTATACACCACTGACTACCTGCTGGAGAAGCTACCGCAGTGGGTTGAGCCATCTAAGAACGAACCGCACCTACTCACGTTACAGCCGAACCCTATAGGCCCAGGGTGGCAAGCGCTCTATCGTCTTTCAGTTGCCACTCCAACGAGCGATAGACGACACGCCGAGGAAATACACACCGCCGACACCCCACTGAAGGCCCTGTTGAAGCTTGCGCTAGCACTGACTCGTAGAGGAGAGCTGTGATGACCTCTTCCCCTAATCCCACAGCAGATGCAGAGGAGTGGATAGACGAGGCACTAGCTGACTTCAACGACTACTCCCCGGAGTTTAAGACAACTAAGCAAGCCATCCTCAACCACATCACCACCCACTACCTTCCACGTGAACAAGTAGAGCAGATCATCGGTGAAGACGAATGGATAAGGTCTGAACACGATGAACTACGAAATCTCGCTGGGCGTGTACGCAATCACTTTCGTGCTGAACAGCGTAAACGGCTCCACCCAAACCAATCAACCTCAAAGGAGAACAAGTAATGCCAAGTAGGTCAACAATCGAGAGATACCGACCGTTTCGATTGGTCGGAAAAGACAAGAGCATCTTTAGAATAAATGGTAACGGAGATGTCGAAGTATATATCACCAACGCTCGCTTCACCACAGTGCCAGACAACAAGTGGACTACTAGAGTTACGAACTCTATAACCAATGGAGATATTGAGTATTACGACGGAGTAATCGAACAGCCTGAAGCTTTTACAGACGAAGAAAAGAGACGCTATATCAAGGAGAAAGGACAAGCAGATGAGTAAAACACAAGAACCAAAAATTCTATCCTCACCAGCGAGCGGTAAATATTACCTAGTCACCAAGTACAAAACGGCTGGCGAAGGATTCAGCGCCATAGAGAAGATCGACATCACTGATGAAGTGCAGCAGCTCCTAGTAAAAGAACGACTGGATGAAGCAAGCCGCGCCCTAGAGCCCTCAGGTAAAAAGTATGACGTTTGGCGTGAGGACTCTTGCGAACACGATGCCTATCTGCCCGATCGAATTAAAGAGCTTGGGTCTCAACTAAATAAGGAGAAAAGTGTATGACAGACGAAGAACTACGAAAACAACTGACTGCAATATTCGAACAGAATGTAGATTACGCATACAACGGTGGCGAGATGGAAGACCTCGTTATGCAGCTCATTAAGCAGGATAGAGAGCAAGACCGGGCACGTCACGCTCTAGAAGCGTACACGAAGTGGTATCAGCAGGGACGATCAGCCGAACAGATACACGGAGTCCGCAACTACCTGACTGGCGCTTACGGCATAGAACTTGATCCTGAGGTTCCGCATGAATAACCAGGATGCCCCCAAGACAGTAGAAAACATATTACGTATGTTTAGGCAGTACAGCTCTGGCGGAGTTATGTCAGACACGCCACACTCAATGTCACTCGATGAAGCAGTCGTAGCCATCAACGCCCTACGCCGTGAGGATATGGAAGCGGTGATAGGTGAGGATGTTCGAGTTCCACACGGCCCCAAATCAGCAGGTAAAACATACGCAGCTCTAGGTAATCAGCTCCGAGCAGAACAACGTAAGAAGATGGAGGAGCGATTGAATCCCGAGCGTACTAAATACCCATTGAAGGAGGAGCATGAGTAAACAGCAGGTAACTAAGCAGGTGCAGGCAACAATCTGCGATTTCTGCACCAACGAGGTAGATACGAAGGGTGACGACTACTGCTATGCCTATTTGCCTCAACGCAGCAGCAATATTCATAATCCACACAGAGTTGGAGTGAAACACTTTCAATTTATATGGAATAAACGATCGACAGTCTACGACTATGTGCAATATGACTTTCATGCTCGTTGTTTCAACGACCTGATGGAGAAGTTCTTGGCAGAACGGGAGCCGTTGAACCCCTCTCTACCAGTAGATAATAAAGAAGCGAAGAGATGAGTCCTAGAGCAACCAGAATAGCGTTTGGGGTCGCATGTATTGGTGCTGGTCTAACAGGTGGCGCATGGGTACTGGGACTACTTATTGGATTGCCACTGCTTATTTGGGGCGTACTTACGAAAGAAGATAATAAGGAGGTGAAGAGATGAATCTATTTGAACCAAAGTCGAACATACCGATCCACTACGATACAACATCGGCATCTACCCCTCAGCCAGAAGATACAAGGAAATATACACTCGACACAAAGCAGTGTGCTTCTATAGCGATGTATATGTACGAACAGTGGCAAGAAGCTATGAAACCGCCGCTTTTCGCTTACTACGACTTCCCGACATGGCTTCAATCACTAACCAAAGAGGAGGACAAGGCCCATAACACTGAACGGAATGTGACATGACCATTAAAGAGTATCTAGAAATTCATAGGTTATTTGAGGAGCTGCGGGCCGCTCAGCGCAAGCCCTTGACCAACTCAACAAAGAACAAAGACTAGTCCTAGTCCCTCGGTTCTATCCGTGCATCACGCTCCGGGATACTTAGCTCTTCTACCTGCCGCCTTGCCCACTCGATGTCAGGTGATTCGGCCACGAATCTGACCATCCGCTGACCCTCTGGGTGCCGCACCCGTTCCTCGTACAGCTCGTACATGATCGACCCATCTCGTTGTGGGACACGGAGCATGACGTAGTTGGAGGGCACGAAATACATTGTCGCGCACCGCGATTACTGTGGCAACGAGGGCGAATTGGGTCAGATGACTATCTCTGGCCGGCCTGGGTCTGAAAAAACGTATCAACCTTCTCGACGAGAGAGGGTCCGTTGTCGTGCACCCACTGTTTGATGTTCACGGTGGTTGTTTGTCTAAGGTCTAAATGTGTGTCTTTGTAAATCTTCATTACGTATTCATTATCTCACATGTTGATACAAAAGTCAATACAAAGTGCATATCTTCGTATGACAATCTCGGCCTGATCTGCGCGGATGTGCCGGGATAGAGTCGCATGTTCGCTTCGTCCTACTCAGGGGATCTCATGAAACGCACTGCCATCTCTGCTGTCCTGCTCACCCTCACTCTGTCCATCGCTGGCTGTGGAGACGATGACGGGTCCTCGTCGTCTGCTCCAGGTGGAGGATGTACTACGCACAAGGGGTCTAACCCGTCTGCCAGCAAGTTCCAGCAGATGAGAGTCGAAGTCGCTGAGAAGCACTACGCGATTCAGCAAGAGTTCGGCATCACCCAAACTGTCGACAAGGCCACATTCGTTGAGCAGCAGGCGAACACGAGCACCAAGCAGATCAACCGGGCGCTCCAAGCCGTGCCGAGCGGTGGCTTCACAAAGTACACCGAGTACCTATGTGAGCAGGAGGGGAAGGCCAACCCGATCCCGGAAGAGCAACGGGCGCAGATGGAAAAGAATGCACAGCAATCGCCAGGCTTCGAGAATGCGGATGTGAAGGGCTACGGTCAGGCCTTGGTCAAGCTCGGTCGTGAGTATCCCGCCACAGCGGCAACACCGGCTCTGATCCAATGCGGTCAGGCAATTGAAGGTGGTACCGATGTGATGGCGAGTATCAACTCGATGGGCGGTACCAGTAGCCTGGTTGGTGAGGCGTCGTACAAGAGCTACGAGTATCTGTGCCCTTCCGTTCTTAACTAGCTCGTCTGACGGACAGCCCCGCCACCTCCCGGCTTCCCTCCGCTTGGTGGCGGGGCTGTACTGGGCTTGAGTGTAGCACCCGTTCGAACTGATTATCGAATCTGCTGTTGTCGAAAGAGACTAGGTGTAATAAAATTAGGACATAAAATAACCCCGAAGTGCAGTCGGGGCTATGTGTCTAAATTATAGCGCACAGCCTCCAATTCGGATAGGAGGTGATGTGAGTGAACAAATAATATGGCGTCCGATAACTGGGTTCTCGGATAGTCTAAGAACCAGGTACGAGGTTAGTAACACGGGCTTGATCCGGTCTATTGCGCGAGGTAGACAGAATGTCATGGTACGCAAGCTATGGATTAATGCTGGCGGCTATCTGCTGTTTCAGTACCATCCACTTGGTAACGGGTATGCAAACAAGAGTCTATTGGTCCACCGGATAGTGGCCACAGTATTTATACCTAACCCCGATAACAAACCTGAGGTGAACCACATCGATTGTGATCCGACGAACAACCGCGTGGAAAATCTAGAGTGGTGCACCTCGTCAGAAAACACACGTCACAGCTGGAAGCTCGGCCGGCAGAATGACGTGGCCGGGCGATTGGGAGAGGATCACCAAAAGGCAAAGTTGACGACAGTCCAAGCAATCAACATCATCCACGTCAAAGGTTCGATCACCGCCGCCGCGTTAGCAAGACTGTACGGAGTGAGGGCTACCACTGTGTTGCGTATTTGGTCAGGTGAGGGTTGGAACCACCTTCCGCGCCGCAGATGAGGATGAGACGGTGACGCATTGGGTACCGGGGTGGGTGCTGAAGCGTGCCGACTAGTAGACGTACCCGCCGTCGATGAGCAGCTGATTCACTTCGGCCGGCATCGTCGAGCACGACTTGGTGGTGTCCCGCTCGGCTGCGTGGTCGCTCGCGTCATCCATGATTCCGATCTTCTCCATCATGGCTTTGTAGCCACCCAGGAACCTGATGTCGTTCGGTATGCGGTCGAGCTTTGCATGGAAGTCTGCAGTGCTCTTCGGCCCAATCACGTAGATGCCACCTTCTGGGGTGTCGACTCGTCTGGCCTCGCTCGGCAACGGGAAAATGCTGACCAGCTCGGCTGCCTGTGTCGGTGAAAGGTTCCAGGGCGCGCTGTTGAAGTAATACCAACTGCCAGTACAGATTCCGAAGAGATCGGGTCCGGTCTGCGCGTAGTTAAGGTACAGCTCCATCTGACGGGGTTTGCCGATCGTCGTAGCAACTGGCGTAGAGAGGACCGCTTCGATTGCCTTGCGGATCTTGGACTCACCTTCGTAGAGGAACATGTTCTTTGTGAGCTGCTGTGGGATCGTCGAGCCGCCTTCGTTTAGCTCGCCTGCAAAGTCGTCCTTCACTCTCTCAATGAACTTCTCAAAGTCGAAAGGTGCTGTGCGCGAGATGAACTCGGTGTCTTCAGCGACGATAGCTGCTGAGACGATATGGCGGCTGATGTTGTTCAGATCCACCCACTCGTAGATCACTGGTCCATCATGAGCAAGCATGAACGCACTCTCCTCAGGGGTGTACCACCGGAGACCGAAAATGCCAGCGACCAGGAGCAGTGCCATGACGACCAGCAAGACGATCATGCGCTTGATCCACTTCAGGATGCTCCGTGTCTTACGGACCGGCTCGGCGACAGGTGGAGCTTCGGGTAGGTCATAGCCGTACTCGTAGCCATACGCCGGAATGTCCTGTTCAGCGGTGTACTCGAATGGTGTCTCGTCGTAGCCGTACTGGTCGGTCTTCTGATCCCAAGGAGGCAGGGGAGAGTTCATGGGGGACTCGCAGAGGGTGAGGGTCGAGCACGAATATGCCCTGATTGTCCGGTCTGAAATCTAGACTGGCAAGCGGAGGGAGACTAGAACGTGCACGTCAAGAGCATTTTTGGGTCTCAACTGTGTTACGAAACAGCGAGTCGTGGGAGACACGTTAGGTGGGCGGATCGAGTCGCTGCACCGCGATGTCTGATCTGGCTGGGATACTTCGCGCATGTCGTGGATTGACTGGGGGACGGCTCCAGCGTGGTTCGGTGCGTTCTTCACGTCACTGGGCGTCTTGGTTGCTGTGTTCATCTACTGGCGTGACTCGAGACAGACCCGGTTCGCCCAGGCGCATCAGATCCGCGTCGAGGTAATCGAGGTTCCCGATGCGTCTGAAGATGATTGGCCGCAGTTCAGAGTTCGTGTGGTGAACCAGTCCGACAAGAGCATCTTCCAGGTCAAGGGGACCGTTGCCGTCGTACCGCTGGAGTCAGTGGGGATCAGACTCGACCTCGTACAGCTCAACAACAAACGCGCCCTGACGGATGCGGAACTTGCGCGTCGGCTGAAGGGCTGGCTCGACTTCAAGAACGAGGCCATCGATGCGCCGGATGGTGGTTGGATACGCCCCGGTCATTCGTACACTTTTGACTTCGCAAATTTCTTAGGCCCGTTCGGAACCGCAAGGGTTGTGTTCGAGGATGCTCTGGGCGAGGTTTGGGTGTGCCACTCGGGGAACCGCGATCACTCGTTTGAGAGCCGCCGGAGGTTAACGAAACGGTCGATGTTGCGTACACGGCTGAGGCTGGAACGCCAACAACGTATGGCAGGCGACCGTGACTATACGGTCAGGAACTACTTCGAACACCGGAAGCGCCTGAAGCAGTGGGTCAAAGAGCACGAGAATGACCGTGAATCAGTTGACGCTGTACAAGATTCGTCGGATGTGCATAAATAGTCGCAACACTATGTCAGATCAACCCACTCAAGAACCAGAAGACAAGAACCCGGTAGGACGGCCGCTCAAGTACAAGACGGTCGAAGAACTGGATCGGGCGATCAGCGCCTACTTCGATATGTGCGACCCCCATACCCAGCGACGTGTCGTCGACTGCGGGATCAACGAAAAGGGCGAGACCATCTGGCGCGAACGCGAGGTGATGACGGAGCAACAGCCGTACACCGTCTCGGGGCTTGCGAGATCCCTTGGCATAGACAGGGATACCCTCATTAACTACAAGAAACGGGACGAATTTTTCGGCTCGGTCAATGCTGCGTACCAGAGGTGCCACGAGTATGCGGAGTCTCAGCTGTACGGACGGTCAGCCACCGGCGCTGCCTTCTCGCTGAAGAACAACTGGGGTTGGAAAGACCGCCAAGAGCTGACCGGTGCCGAAGGCGCACCTCTGATGCCGATCGGATTAGACAGCGCCATCTTGGCGAGGATGCAAGACCGTGGCGAGACTCCACCAGTCGCAGCGGAAGATAGCGGAGAGTAGAGCCCGCTTCAAAGTCCTTCGGTGTGGCCGGCGCTTTGGCAAGACCACGTACGCCGTCGAGGAGATGAAGGGTGCCTGTCTGTTCGAGCCGGGTCCAGTGGCCTACTTCGCTACCACCAGGGACCAAGCTCGTGACATCGTCTGGGCCGAACTACTCGAAAACGTCATAGGCACAAGCAATTACGTTGCACACAATGAACAACGACTCGAGGTCACCCTGCGCCGTCCAGATGGCACGCTCAACCGCATTCGCCTTTTCGGCTGGGAGAACATCGAGACCGCCCGTGGCAAGAAGTACAGCCTGGTCGTGCTTGATGAGCTGGACTCGATGCGCGCCTTCGAGAAGCAGTGGCGCGAGATCATCCGAGCGACCTTGGCGGACTACCGCGGCCGAGCCTTGTTCATGGGAACCCCGAAGGGTTACAAGTCGCTCTATCGCCTAGAGAAGCTGAGTAAGACCAACCCGAACTACGAGGTCTTCCACTTCACCAGCTTCGACAACCCGTTCCTGTCCGCCGAAGAGCTCGACGAGATGCGCCTGGAGATGACCGAGACCCAGTTCGCCCAGGAGATGCTCGCCGAGTACCACAAGATGGAGGGTCTGATCTACGAGGAATTCAGCCGCGACCAGCACATGAAGGCCTGTCCGTTCGCTCCGGTGCGCTGGGCGTTGAGCATCGACTTTGGATACAACCACCCCTTCGCGGCCGGCATCTGGGCCATCGGTGCGGATGACAGCATGCACCTGGACCGCATGGTCTACGAGCGGAAGTTGAGTGACGAAAAGCGTAAGCAAGCCGTGAGCGACTTGATCGGGGACACCAAGCTCGACTACCAGATCGGCGACTCGGAAGATCCGCTCGCGATCGACACGCTCAACCGGCAGCTGGGGTTGAAGATCCAGCCGGTGATCAAGGGGCCAGGCTCAGTGCTTGAAGGCATCAACAAGTCCAAGTCGTTGCTACACCAGGGACGTCTGACCATGGACCCATCGTGCGAGGACCTGGCGTGGGAGAAGGAGAACTACAGCTGGAAGCTCGACAAGAACGACGAACCCCTGGACGAGCCGGTCAAGGAGAACGACGATGCCTGCGACATGGAGCGGTACGCGGTGGTCACGATCCACGGCGTGCGAAGGAAGGAGTTCAGGGTGAGAGAGGCGTAGTTGGTCAGTTTTGTCATCTCTGCAGCTGATTGAGCTGGTTCACCAGGCAGTCGGCAATCCACTGTGTGAATGTTGAGCGTCCAGGGCTTGGTTCTACAACAGGATAAACCGAGGAGGACCCATCAGATAGAGGATCTGTGAACCTGACCTGTGCCAGGTGTACCTCTGTGGGTCCGTTAAGTGGGGAAACAACCTGAGGAACCGCCGGTCGGACTTCGTAGATGCGTAAGCCTTCATGTTTGAGTGGTTTATATCCACTCTCACCTGGGTGTGGACCCATGAAAGCCTTCTTTTTCTTCAGAAACTCAAACTTGCCTACGTATGCGCTCCCGTCCTTGCAGACGAAGAGTGCGTACTTGTCGCCGGCTTCGTAGCTGAGTATCCAAGTGTGGAGGACCACGCCGGTGTTCAAGAAGACCTTCTTCGTCAATGCTGGATATTGCACCAGGGCGACCCGTTCGGCTCCGGACCCAACTAACACCTCGTACGCCTTGGTGGCCCCTACTCGTAGCAGCTCCGCCTGGTCAGCGTGTAGCGGTTCCTGCGCTTGTGCACCTGCAAGTGCGCCGTCAGCCTGCTGCTGGCGTCGTTGGTGCGCCGCTTGTATTGCCTTGTCGAACGGGTCATCGGACATCGGCGCGCCTCCGCATTACAGTTAGCTCCCAGGGCGACACTTAAGACGTCACCTGCGAGTCGGTGCCGCACAGAATGCCACAACACCGTGAACAGCGCATGGCTTACGAGCAGTGACGTGCGATGATCTGGCCATGTTTGATCCAGTGGTGTGGGGGACGGTTGCTGCGTGGGTGAGTGCCGTGGGCACGACAGGGTCTGTCGGGGTAGCTGCCGGCTATTACATTTTCTCCCAGTACACGTCTCGCAGGGCGCAGGCAATGATGGTTGCTGTTCAAACCGATGACCGTACGGGCAGCTTGGCAGTCGAGATACGCAACAACTCAGCGGCGACCATCTACGATCTACAGCTTGCCCTGGTTAAGCGGAAGCTCAAAGACGTTGTGACCGACCCGGCACACGGAACACCATTCGACGAATCGTTGCCAGAAATACGTGACGAGTGGCGAGATGCTCCAGGTATCCTACCGCTCTATCTCGATGAGGGCACAGGGAAACTTGCGACGGGGGAGCAAGTCAAGAAGGTTTTCGAAGGCGTAAGTATGTCGCGTCATTACATGCTTGTGCTGACGTTTATGGATGCAAACTCCTTTCACTGGGAAATGGAGATAGCTTCGTATTCCGATAAACAGCGTCATCGGTTGCGGCGGGTAAAGTATTTCCTTGGTGTGTTCAAGAAAGATGATGACTGGCACATGACATTCAACCAATGGCGTGCATACCGCGTCGGACGATGGAAGCGCGCCCGCTGGGCTCGGCGGAACTCACAAGAACTAAATACTTCCAACCGTCAGTAGGTCTTTCACTGTCAACAATAGAACATAACGCGCCCTGATGCGCCTGACGTGCCCTAAGTCATCTACGGGCGTGTGCGAACTTACAAAAGAGGGGTTTCCCGGCGCGTCCGGTGTAGGCATGCGATCATTGACCTCATGGGTGGTGTAGCTACTTGGGGGCCGGTCGCGGTATGGGTAGGAGCAGGCTTTGCAGGTCTAGCAATAATACTTGGTTTGATCTATTACGTGCTGGACAGGCGACGCGAGAAGTCTAGCCAAGCCCGCTTCGTGCGCTTCGCGGAAGATAAAACACATATCGATATCCGATGGTTGATAACCAACAATTCCGATAAGGCTCTGCACGATGTCCGGTTGTTTTGGCGGCGTCCGGAATCGTTGGAAGAGGCATTAGTTGATCGGGCAAGCCGGTACGGGTCGAAGAATTGGGGTCATGAGCACGCTTCATTCCTCTTCACGGACGATGCCATCCTCGACCGTTACGCAAAGTTGCCTCCAACGGGACCTTTTAAGCAGTGGCACATCGTGGCACCGAACAAAACCGTCAAGGTGTGGCAGCAAGAGGGGTATAACCCTACCTTGGGCGGACGTATCATTCTCAGCTTTACCGATGCTGGGGGGGATAGGTGGTTCGCTTATCCCGGCCAAGTTCCAACTCGCAAGCCCAAACGAGCTCGGCGTAGGTTACGGATGCCTGAAGGCAGGCGCAAGTATCTGATGCAAATGGGAATGCGGCACCGAGCTCGGCGTTTAGCTGCTGATATTAAGTCTCGCTTCCCGGATCGAGATATCGAAAGTGGGTAGTGTTTACATGTGATGCGCTTTAGGCCATAATCCAAGATAGAACATAGCGCGCACACAACTTCACATGGCAAGAAAGAACACCCCCCTTCGATACAAACTCGCAGCCCGCCTCCTAGGGCGTGACAAGGCGTTCATCCCGCACCTGTCGAACACGCTCGACCTGTTCGACGGTGGCGGAACGATCAAGAACTACAAGACCAAAGGCGAGGCGATTACCGCCAACCTTGGCTGGGCCTTCACCGCCAACGACGCGATTGCACGCCCGACCGCCCGCGTAGAACTCAAGCTCTACCGCCGGGACAAGAAGGGCGATCGCACGGAGATCTTCGAGCACGAGATTCTGGAGCTGTTGAAGCGGCCAAACGGTGCGCTCAAGGGCAAGCAGATGCGCCGCCTCCACTTCAGCTACATGAACTTCGCAGGTGAGAGCTACGAGCTGATGATGAAGGGTGACCAACCGTTCGAGCCAAAGAAGGGTCAGCTGCCTGACTCACTTCACGTTCTGCCGGCCCACCTGGTCGAGTTCAAACTGGGGGATACCTACAGCCAGAGCGTCGTGAAGTTCGACAACAAGAGCTACCCAATCACTGCTGTCATGCGTGACCTCAACCCTGATCCGCGCAACCCATACTTCGGCCAATCGATCATCACCGCCGCAGCTGCCACCATTGACACGGACGAGCAGATGAAGGATTGGAACCGACGCTTCTTCGCCAACAACGCTCGACCCGGCCTGATCTTCAGTACCAAGGAAGAGATGAGCGACGACGCGTACGCCCGTTGGAAGCAGCAGTTCAGTGACGAGCACACTGGTAGCGAGAACGCCTACAAGAACCTGCTCGTAGAGAACGGGGATGCCAAGCCCTACATGGTGAGCCAGCAAGACCTAGACTTCCTCGCCAGTCGCAAGTTCACCCGCGACGAGATCTTCGCGATGTTCCAGGTATCGCCCGCCGTGGTCGGGATGGTGGAAAACGCCAACCGTTCGATCATGGACGGGGCGATCTATACCCACACGATCAACAACGTCATGCCTCGCATCGAAGACTGGGTAGAGCTACAGAACACTAGCTGGATACAGGTCTACGACCCAACCCTCGAGCTGGACTTCGTGAGCCCCGTCCCAGAAGACAAGGCGGCCAAGCTGAATGAAGCGGATAAGGGCACAAACAAGTGGATGACGATCGATGAGACCCGCGAGCAATACGGCATGGAGGCGCTTCCTGACGGTCTAGGAGGGCAGATCTACGCGCAGGCGACTCTCGCGCCACTCGAACGCATTGCGACCGCTCCAGCGCCTGCAGACACGTCACAGGACGATTCTGAGGATGAGGATGATCCCGACAACCCAACTGGCACAACCGATGAGGGTAAGAAGAGCGTCCCAAAATCGTCACGCGCAGCCTAGAGCCCGACGACAAGGTCGATCTCTATCGCCGCCGTGGTGAGTACCACGAGGGCGTCGTGCTCGAATCCCTTCGCCGGCAGTTCGAGGCACAACGCACGATCGTGCTGGGCAAGCTCGACACCACGCCAACGCCCACAAAGGGGTACACCCGCAAGGACTGGCTGAGTGATGTCGTCGAGTGGGGTGAGCTGGACAAGGAGATGGCGCGGGTAATGGCACCGCTGCTACTAAGCATCGTTGCTGAGACCGGCAAGTATGCCTATGAGCAGGTCAATCTAGACCCGCAGCTCTTCAACACGTTCAACCAGTCGATCCAGAACTATTACCAGTCACGCAGCACCAAGATCGCCAAGGACGTCAACGACGAGACCGAGAAGCAGCTCCGAGCTGAGCTATCCCAGGGCATCCAGGCAGGGGAGACGAGCTTCGAGCTACGAGCACGCATTGAGAAGGTGTTCGGCGCGGCGCTGACCTACCGGGCTGATCGGATCGCACGCACGGAAGTCACACGGGCACAGAGCTTCGCGGACATCGAGGGGTGGTCGCAGAGTGGTGTTGTCGAGGCCAAGGAGTGGTTCACGGCGCAGGATGAACGCACCTGCAAGTTCTGTCGGCCGATGCACGGCAAAGTGATCGGGCTACGGAAGAACTTCTTCAGCAAGGGCGACGTGTTCGAGGGGGATGACGGCAAGACGATCAACCTGGACTACGACGATGTGCCGGGTGCGCCGTTGCATGGGAACTGCCGATGTGTGCTGTTGCCGGTGTTGATTAGTTCAATCGAGTAGTCCGTATTTTTTGACGAAACGGCCGTAAAACTTGCGCTTAAGAAACCGCGGCAAGCGAACGTAGACAATGCTCTTCGATCTCAGGTAGCGGTCATGCTCCAACCGGGTTGAGTCAATCTTGTTGTCGTGCTTCACTATCGCGGTTATGCGTTCGATTGCGCGTATTAAGTCGCGCCTCGGTGTCCGTCTGTCTTCGGCATCGCGTTGAATCGCACTAGCGCCATCCCTGGCGGCCACCATCAGGCTGACTGCTGCCCGTGCGGTAAGAGGTTTCCCGATCAGATCGATCTTGCCGTTAATATCGTTGATCACGTCGGCGGCTCGTTGTGCTTCCGCCTTTTCCTCTGGACTGTACTCAGCCTTCCTCAGCAGCATGATCAGTCCAGAGGCCGCTTGCGTTGCGGTAACGCACATGTCGCGAATTTCCCTTTCCCACTGCCGCCTATCCTCGCGACGACGCTTTAGCGCCTCGTTCCAAGTCAGAAAGCCCCCAGCGACGAGGGCGGCGATAAGCGTAGCCAGGGGAATTGCCCACCAGACGGTGCCATTGGAATGTTGCTCGACGACGATTTTGATCTGGTCGGGTACCAGTTGCGAAGGTGTGGGGACCGGAACTGCAGTAGAGGCAGGCACACTCGGCTGGCTCGGAAGCGGTGAGGGTGTAATCACTGTCGTCGTCACTGCGGAACTGTAACACCAGCTCAGGCCGTGTTTCGCGCTTGATGAATCCTTCCCCTTGCTACATACTTAGAACTAGATATGTCAGCTGGTCAATACAACTTCACGATCGAACAAGGCACCACACTTAGGAAAAAGTTCCGTTGGACTGACCCTGACGGCAACCCGATTAACCTCACTGGCGCTGTCTGCCGCATGCAGATCCGCAAGACCAAGTCTACGACTTCACCACTCATCGCCGATCTGACCGATCACCTGACGCTCGACGCACTGGATGGCAGCGTCTACCTCGAAGTGCCAGGCGAAGTGACGTACGCGTACAAGTTCGACACCGGGCGCTTCAGCTTGAGAGTGGACCGAGCCGAGGACGCAAAGCGACTGATCGAAGGGGTGGTGACCAACTCGCGGGAGACAACGGCGAATGCCTGAGATCGTCACCATCACAGATGAACCCGACAAGGTAGTCGTCACCGAACAAGACGGCATCGCGCTCGTCACGGTGGTTGCGCAGGGCCCGCAAGGTCCTGCGGGTGATACCGATTTGCTCGCATCTGTTGCTTTCACGGGCGAGTACGACGATCTAGAAGGCAAGCCAACGATCCCCGATGTGGCAGGCAAGGCCGACACAACCTACGTCGACACCCGTAGCGCGATCCTTCAGGCGGCGATCGATGGCAAACCGGACACGTCCGACTTGTCGACTGTCGGCCTGACCGGAGAGTACGCAGACCTACTGAACAAGCCGGACATTCCTGCTCATCTGGTCTACGACGTCAAGTTCGGTGTCACCGTTGATGGGGTCAGGTACCAGGCTGTAGGTGACGGCTCGACTGACGATGCTCCAGCGCTGCGCATGATCGAAGACAAGATCAACGAGGACGGCTTTGGTGTGATGTGGTTTCCGCCAGGCCGGTACATGTGCCGCTCTCACGTATGGATTCGCAACGGTGTAACTGTCGACGGCGTCTCGAACGCATCGATACTCACCTCAGACGTTGAGGGGCTGCTTGGAATCTTCCGCACCGATCAGTCACACGAGATCCCTGACGGCTGGGTTTGTCAGAACATCACCTTCGAAGGCACCGTAACTAGCTTCCCAACGGTCCCAACGTCGGACCGCGACCGCACGCCGGGTCCGTTCCATGCAATAAAGGTCAACGGCAGTTTCGCGCCTGAGGTCCAGGACGACTTCGGCCAACCGACCTCAGGCCCTCTGATCCGCAACATCTACCTGAACAACATCAAGGTCAAGAACATGGCAAGCCTTCCGATCACCATCTTCGGAGTGAGCGGTCGTCATGTGACGTCGAACTGCGAGTTTGAGTACACCAAGGATGCTGGCTGGGTCTTCAACGAAGAAGTCATCCTCATAGGTAGCCGCTCCTACGGTTCCAACGACAACGGGTTCTCGCTGAGCCGCGGAAACCGCAAGGTCGTCTGCGTTGGTAACACGGTAGAAAATGCTGCGCTCTATGGCATTTGGCTGTCTGGATACAACTCGAGTATCGGTCCGACAGAGTTTGTCTGTACTGGGAACACGGTCATCGACACGGGACGGGCGTGTATCAACCTCGACTTCGGTCCATCGTTTGGGATCATTGCCAACAACTACCTAAACCAGGGTTACCACCGTGGTCCAGTGGGTCACGTCGGTGACATTGGGACAGATGGCATCTCGATCTCAGGGGCGAGCGGAAACGTCCACGCAACAGGACTTCTCGTCACCAACAACGTCATCAAGAACGCCGCACGCAACGGCATCGGAATCAAGGAGCTCGACAACGCACTGATCTCGGGCAACCACATCATCAACCCAGGCATGGACTACCGAGCAAACGGGACAGAGATCCTGGCGATCGACACGGACTCGAACCACGGCATATCGATGAATACCGCTGGGACGTACAGCAATGTCCGTGTGATGGGGAACAACTTGGTTGAGTCTCGCTCAACTCCGCTCGGGAACCTGCCGATCTACCGTCCGAACACTTCCGGCACCCGCATGGCACGCAACGAGGCAACTGGTGCGTGGCGGGTGAAGAACAACACTCTGACGATCAACGACACAGTAATGCCGGGCAACCCAGTGGTACTTCAGATGGCCGGCGACGATACATCCGTTGAGGTTCAGTGGAATATGCGGGGGAGCGGCAAGCTCGCGCTGCGGAATGCTGACGGTAGCGTCCTGAATCTTCACAGCACGAGTACCTCGAACGCAGCCAAGGCGACCATGCTCATGAGCGCAGGTGCAGATGACACGGATTACATCGGCGCAGTCACCGCAAGTAGGAACGGCGACGCCACCAGCTCCACAGTTGCAATCCGGCCGTTCAGGAACAACCTGCTTGCGTCTGACGGGACTGCTGCACCGTTCTGGGTGAAGGGCATGCCATCCAACAGCAGGGGAATCATCGGGCTCGGCGGTGGCCAGGTCAACTGGCGTACAGCTGTGGACAATACGGCCTACACCGCAAACGCGAATGACTACTTGATCGTGTGGACCAATCTGACAGCCGGTAGGACGCTCACTCTCAAGGACGCGGCGACTCTGGACGCAGGGCAGACCTACATCATTGCTGACGAGTCAGGCCTTGCAGGTACACACAACATCACGATCGCACCGCTTGTCGGGACAATCAATGGTGCAGTGAACGTTAAGCTCGCGTCCAACTATGGACAGCTCCTCGTGTGGTCCGATGGAACCAACTGGCATTCCTCACTTGATCTATCCGGGAAGGTCGACGTTGTAGCTGACAAGGGATTGTCGACCAACGACTACACGACGGCAGACCAGTCGAAGCTTGCAGGGATCGCGCCTGGAGCTACGCAGAACTCGTCTGACGCGTCTTTGCGCGACAGATCGACCCATACTGGCAGTCAACCGATTTCGTCTGTCACAACGCTTCAAACAGCGCTGGATAGCAAGGCCACAGACTCTGCGGTACTGCACTTGACAGGCGGCGAAACCGTAGCTGGCGTCGTGACGTTTGCATCGAGGCCGGTGCTGACTGGGGTTTCCGACTCCAGCGGTTCCCAGATCCTCGGCCTGGCGGCCGTCGCGTCGGCAGTGAACTACGTGCAGTTGAGCAACGCAGCAGCCGGTGCCGCCGCAGCTGTTTCCGCTGCGGGTTCCGATACGAACATTCCGCTCGTCATTACTGGCAAAGGCAATGGATCGGTCAACATCCGTCCGGCGGCGAACTCGGTGTCTGGGGTGAAACTTCAGAACGCGAATGGGGCCAACACTGTTCTGAACGTAGACACCAGCAATCTTCGTATTGGGATTGGGAACGCTGCGCCGAATTCATCCCTTCACGTCTCCGGCTCCCTCGCCACCGCCGTCACGGCCACAGCACTCAACGCAGCAACGACCCTCACCGCAGCCCATGAAGCCGTTGAGATCGATACAACAGCCAACATCACCCTCCCCGCACTCTCTACCTGCCAAGGTCGCGTCTACGAACTGGTGAACATCAACGCTGGTACAGCGACCATCAAAGGCAACGGCACTGAGCTGATTGGCAACGTCACGACAGCGAACACGTTGAGCATCCCGTCGGGCGAGACGCGGGTGTTGAAGGCGTTTCCGGGAGCTTGGCGGGTGATGTCGGCGAGTTAGGTGAGTTGATCGAGACGACGATCGCGACGGTGATGTTGGTGTATCGGTTGTGACGCCGTGGATAAACCTATCGAGAATCTTCCGGTCATTGTGATGTGGAAGCACTAGCTTCAGGAACCTCTGGGGCTGGTCCTAGATCTGGTTTTGTCAGCAAGAATGTAATGATCTTGCTGACCTCAGCTGATCTTGCATCGGCTATTTGATTTCCATCGGGTATTTGACTACACAAACGTTCCGCAGCCAGCGCGTTCTGGACGGTGAGCGGATGTAGAAAGAAGGCGCGGAGTTCTGCGGCACTTTCGGCGGAGTTCTTTAAGGTGGCATTTGCTACGAACCCAGTCAGCGCAGTCCCTAAAGCGCCGATGATGGCAGCGGAAATCGATGCTGTCCCACTTGAATTTATCGCAATCAGACTCAAAGTCGCAACAAAGATAAACCCAGCGATCAGGCTCAATAGCGTTGTTTGCCGCGACCTCGACGCGTAGTTCGTGACGATTCTATGGTACTCCTGCATCTGTTCGCTGTTGGAAATCCAAAGCGACCTATAGTCTGTGACATCTTTCAAGCTGAGCTGCGACTCCGCTATGCGCTGAAGCCTGTAGGCAGTTTCAAACCGCCGTCGCATCTCGTTGATGACTGGGACATAGACGATCGGTACAAGAGAGAGGATGGCCGCAGCCAGCGCCGCGTACAACGCCCACACATCCTCCCATGATGTAGCAAACAGGAAATCGACATTATCGGAATTGTCTGCGACTACTATCAAAGCGACGAAGACGAGAGCAAGAAGGACAATAACGATTGCGACGCCAGCGAAGAATATCCGAATTGTCCCCCTTCTTTGATCTGAGATGCTCCAGGCGTCCAATATATCTTCGTCGACAATGTCCCGCCCGCTCGTACCGTATACGCGATACGATCTGCTCCTGGTGACGTCCTCCTGTAACTGATCATCGTCGGCGTTGAAATCTGCGGGCGTGGTCCTATCGCTCATGTGGCATGTCCTGACCTTAGCGGGCGAGCGAAGCTATTCCGCCGGATGCTATCAAAGTATCGCCGCGTTAGTCGTCAAATTGATTGTTTCGTGTCAACACATTCGTTTCCAAAAAGAATTATATGGGTCTTTTCGTTAGTCTCCACAAGTTATAATCGTGACTGGATGCAATTCATCACGACCGCTCACCAAGCGAGCTAAACGCCGCCGCCAAAATGAGGGCGATCGGTTTCATTGACGCAACTGCCACAACAGGCGGCTCTGAGGTGGCGTCGACGGCCGTTCGCGTCGTGCACTTGCTCAGGTGAAGTGGCGCGGTGCGAGGGGACACCTGGGCAGTGACGCCACACTAGTATCCGCTTTCCATGCAAAGCTGACCCGGTGGATCTACAAAGTACGTGGGCAGACACGCCCACCTTTGCTCGACGTCTACTCATCATCCTGCCCGTGCTTGGACTCGCGACTGCCATTCTCGGCATCCTCGGTGACACACTGCACTGGTGGGAAGGCTGGGGCTTCTCGATCAACCTGCTGACATCAATCGTCGGGTTCTGTATCGGCGCGCCTGTTGCGTTGATTGTGCTGAGTGCCATCACCGGGGGTCGGGAGCAGCGTCAGCAGGTCAACCGCACGGCAACCCTGACGAAGGCCGCTTGGGATGACTTTGCTGGCGCTGTCGATGCGTTCTGCTCGGATGAGGTGCAGAACGCGCTCGACTCAGTTTGTCAGAAAGTTTACGACGAATATAGTTGGATGGTTCGGAACGTGCAGCTATTTAAGGCAAGAACACCCATTCAACCTGAACCGCTTCAGCCCATTGATTTCGAGACTTTACAACGTACTATCGAGGCATGGGTTTTAAGAATCCGTCCACTGATGCGTGAATTAAAAGAGACGCTCGGGTCAGAAAAGCAGCTCCAAGTTAAGTGGGCGCACATACTCGGGAAATGGCGGATACTCGACGAATATGTTCGTGTTCAGCGATTACAGGATGGATTGCCTTGGTTCGGCGGGGATGTCGATGCTCAGATACTGACGAGTCTGGCACCCGCAATTAATCCAATAAAGCCACTGGCTGAGTTGTTTTTTTCGTCGTCGTTCATGCCACTAGAAATTAAATCAGTTACAGACGGAGTCGTCACTTTAGAGCGCTGGCCGACCAATACAGAAGAACACGTGCGCCTCGTGCTCGACCGCAGAGGATGGTTCATGTCAGATCCACCGGGACGTTTCGGTAGCGCCGCCATGGAAGCGTTGAACGAAGTCAGGCAGCTGCGGGAGGCGATCGACACTGTACGAGCAGAGGGCTGGCCCACCACATGAATGCGGGGCGCAACAAACACAAGCTAGAGAGCGTCTAACCACCATGGACGGGGAGATTTCCGAGATCGCACAGCGCAAGATCGTTGCGGCGCTGGACATGGTGCGGTGGGAGATGGACCTCAACGACGTCGGTCTATCTGGGAATGCCGGCCCGATCAGCGATGAGGTCGAGTGAGCGCATCTTCTTCTGAACGTGCTCTATAAAGTCGCCCAGGGTATCGAGCATTTCGCGTTGCTCACCGTCTAGCACAAAATGCAGCGTCGGTTTGATTTGAACTGCGGGCTGCGCTAGCTCAAGTGGTTGGGAACTAACGATCTCAATCAGCCGGCCACCTTTGACGATGTCTGCCTCGAAGACGGTTATATCGTAATCAGAACTCGCGACCGGCCTCCATCGACCACTGAACTGCAGGGGCTCGACGCCGTAATGAGAGAAACCAATCGCAGCAGTCTTCATGTGCTTGTCATCGATGTCTAGCTTGTGAATTGCGAGCAGCGCGGACTGGCGAACAGGAAATTCCTGCTCGTAGGGCTGCAACTTCCGCAGCGCCTCAATAGTCTCTTCGGAGACTCCAAGGTCGCGCATATCTGTAACCCATTTCTTGAACTTCTTTCCTGTCTCGTAGATGGGAAAGTACACGCGCTTTGAGTTCGGTTCACCACCGAGCTCTGCAGTGACGCGTTCCCACATCCAAATGTCGAGTGCCGACCTCATCGTGTGGATGGAATCTCCGAAAATGCACGCCCACTGATCGAGGTCGGGCGGCTCTTTTACAACAAAGTCCAGCGTGATGTGCCGCCCATCGGCCGGGTCGAACCTCAGCTCGGTGGATTTAGCGAACCAATCGGTCACCGTCTGAGACAGCGCCGTTGCGTGCTCGCAAGATCTGTTTATCTTGCTCTGAACCGCAGCGCTGAATACTTGGCCCATCACTCCATCCTCTCATTGTCTGTTCCGGGCATCCTACCTCCTCGCGTTTGTGATTGCTATTGATTTACTACCAACGATGGTTGTATCTTTAACGTAGAGATACATCTACATGACACTTGATAAACGATTAAAGCTATACACAACTAAAATTAAATCAGTCGACGAGGGTAATAAGTCGATTCGCTTCCGCATCAGTGACGACAGCATCGATCGTTACGGCGAAAAAGTTGACCAGTCCTGGAACCTCAAGAACTTCCTGAAGAACCCAATCGGGCTCTGGAATCACAAGAGCTACGACGTCGAGCCGGAAGACGTGCTCGGTCAGTGGAGCGACATCAAGTCCGAGGACGATGGCACTTACGGCACGCTGACCTTCGACACGGACATCAACCCGAAGGCTCTTACGGTCTTCCAGCAGTACGTCAAAGGCACCCTTCGCTGTGTAAGCGTCGGCTTCATCCCTCACTCACTCGAGTTCGAGGACGACACACCTGTGCTCAAGGACAACGAGCTGCTCGAAGTCTCGTGCGTTCCTATCCCCGCCAACGCCAACGCCGTTGCGCTTGCGCTCAAAGACAAGTCGCTCAACGTCAAAGACGCCCAGTGGATGCTGCGTTCGATGCAAGAGGCATCGACAAACTTAGAAGAACAACTGAAGAAGAACGCGCCGACAGACGGCGAGGAGACCAAAGTGGAAGAAGTTAAAGAACAACTCAAGTCAATCAACGATCTGATCACCAGTATGAGCGAGGCTGTGACGACCCTGTCCACCAGTGTCGAGACTATCAACACCGAGCTGGGTGAAGTGAAATCCACTGTTGCCGAGTTGAAGCCAGCTGAAGCTCCCGTTGTTGAAGAACCTAATAGGGACGACGTCAAGACAGACGACGCGACTCCACCAGCTAAGGACGGCGAAGACGACCAGTCCGGTGCCGGTGAGGACGAGTTCGATGAAGACGCTGAACTTACCCCGGAGATCCAAGCGCAGATCGATGCAGAGTTTGCAGACGCAGACGCATCAAAAGAGTAACAACTTATTTGTGCACCCAAGGGGGGTGATAATGAAAACAACTATCAAGGAATACACAGCTAAAAAAGTAGCTGATGCTATTAAAGAAAAATCAAAAGACCAGACACCAGGCGCGCCGACTGACTCTCCAACCATCGTTGAGACAGACGAAAGCAAAAGCCGCGAAATCAACAAAGGATTCTTCTCGGCACTAGCTGCCCAAGACGGCGCAGCAATGGCGCAGGCTCAGAAAAAGATCCGCGAAGAGTACAAGCAAAAAGCTCAGACGATCGGCGTCGATGCTGAAGGTGGCATCCTTGTACCGCTCACTGTCGACCAGAACATCTCTCGTCAGCTTGAGTACATCAGCCCAATCCGCACGATCGCCCGCGTGATCACCAACGCTCCTGCCAAACTCCGCTTGCCATCAGCAACCGGCGGCGCCGCTTACTGGGTAGCAGAGGCTGCGACGATCAACACCACTGCGGTGACGTTCGCTAGCAAAGACCTTGTACCTGAGAAGCTTGCCTCGATCATCCCTGGCATCACACTTGAGTTCCTGCAGGACGCAGCGATCAACCCAAGTGCACAAGCACTGCTGGAATCACAGCTTGCAACGAAGGCCGCTCTCAAAGAGAACGATGCGTTCGTCAACGGCGACGGCACAGACAAGCCGTTCGGCTTCCGCTCAAGTGCAGTGACTCCATACAGCCAGACACAAGCTGGTGCGGCGCTCGGCTACGGGGACCTCGTTGCTCTGATGTTCAAACTCCCAACTGCGTACCGCAACCAGGGTGTCTTCGTCATGAGCTCAGTCGCGCTGGCCAAACTGATTGGCATGGAGGACGAGCAGGGTCGACCTCTGTTCATTCCGAGCATCACAGAAGGCGCAGGCGGAACTCTGCTTGGCCGACCTGTCGTGATCGTCGACGAGATCCCAGCCAACGTCGGTACAGGCGGAAACAAGACCGAGATCTGGTACGGAGTCTTTAGTGACTACGTGATCGGCGATCGTCTTGGAACGACCTTCGACCTCGGCACAGCTGGTGACGACTTCAACAAGGCGCAGTACACACTACGCATGTTGAAGCGAGTCGGCGGAATACCAACATCAAATAATTTCGCGAAACTTGTGGACGTCGCTTGACGAGAATAGGAGAATATTATGACACTAGTAACATTTAATGTAGACCAATACCCATACTGCAAGGGTGACACGGTCGACCTAGACAAAGATCAGCTCGAAGCTGTTAAAGCTGAATCTGAACGGCGCGGGGTCAAAGACACGTACACAACAGGTGAGGCTGCTCCCTCAGAAGATGTGAGCGCTCCTGATGTGCGTGCCGACTTCGCCGCTCAAGAACGCGTTCAGGCTGAGTTCAATGCCCAGGCGAAGGCGGAACGCGAAGAGCGCGAAGCCATCCGTGCTGAGTCAGACGCAGGCGTCGCGACTGAAGATGCAGTTGAAGCACCACTAGTCGTGGAGCCAACTCTCAAAGCCAAGCAGTCAAAGGCGAGTAAGTAGTCATGAGCCGATTGAAAACCGCATGGAACTCGCTTGCCGGTACTACCGGGAAGACCTCGCGTTCGGCCATTGAAGCACTCGCAGCCAAAGGTGCTGTCGTAGGAACAAGCAAGATCGTCACGAAAACCGTGACAGTTGCCCTTGGTCAGACGACCGGCACGGTCACGGTCGTGACTGGCTCAACCATTCTGGGCTTCTACCCAGCGGGCAACCAGGATCAGTTCGTCGACAGTGTGGCGATTGCAACGACCGTCTGCACAGTCACATTGGCTGCAGCAGCAACGGCCGCCAATACGTACAAAGTTGTGGTTCTCGAACCGTAATCCGTACGCGCACAATAGAACGTCCATCTATCCACGATGGACGTTTTGTTTTATATTGAATGCAGATGAGCACGATAATCACAGCTGAACAACTCAAGTCCATCAACCCAGCAGTCAACGACGTCGTAGGAGGGCTTGTCGCAGACGCTGTGAACGCTTACGTCGAGAACGTGACGAGCCGGTGCTGGGGCGAGACGAAGACCGTCACAGAGCGTTACGACGCGTCAGACATTATTTGGCTGCGGCACATGGACGTAAAGACTGTCGACGCTGTGAAGTCGGGCTACCCGAACCAGGATCAGACAACGTACGAAGCGGCTCACTACTACTGCTCGCCAGAAGGCCGGTTAGTCCTGAGAAACGGGTACAGCTCCCGGTGGGCCACGCACCCGACTGACTACCTCGAAGTCACCTACACCTATGGGACTGATGATGTGCCGGCTGACCTAGTGCTCGCCGGTCTCGGCATCGCTGCCGGCTACTACGAGTATTTGTCCAACGGAGGGCGGGAGGTGAACCGCGCCCAGGTTGGCAGCTACATGGTGCAGTATGCCGCAGGTGGTGGCGATCCAACGCAAGCCGACACAGTGACCCGTGACATGAAGGTGGTGAATTCGTACGCCCTTCGGAGGGTGTGACGTGCTGCTGCTCAACCACACGTCTGACATCTGGCGAACCCAATCGGTCGGAACGAATGGCCGTAGCGAGCTGAGGTCTCTGTACGCCGGAGTACGCTGCCTCGTCCTGCCAATGGGAGCCAACGCGACCATCCAGAACGATCTGCAGGTGGGTCGTGCGTACGAAGTCCAGTTCGGCCCTGATGCTGACATCCAAGTCGGAGACCGCATCGTCTGGAACGGCTCGAACCTATCTGTGAAGTACGTCCGTGACTACCGGAACACTCCACCAGTCAGCCATTTCGAGGCTGTGTGCGAACAGGAGGTCGCCTGATGCCCCTGATCTCGATCGACGTGGACTCGCGGCAAGTCCAGATGATGCTCAAAGTCGCACCTGACAAGGTGAACGACCGACTTAAGCGTGTCCTGAACGTCGTGGCGATCGAGACGCAGCGTGAAATGCGTATTGCTGCACCTGTCGCCGTTACAGGTGATCTTCGTCAGTCGGTGAAGTGGGACGTGACCGGGCTGACGGCAACGATCGGACCGACCGCCAAGCATGCCGAGTTTGTCGAGAAGGGCACACGTCCACACTGGACAAGCGCCCGGCCTGGATCATCTCTGTACAAGTGGGCTTCCCTCAAGGGAATCTCGCCGTACGCGGTACAGCGCTCGATTGCCCTCAAGGGCACCAAGGCGCATCCGTTCGTAGAGCCGACACACACGCTCATGGAGCCTCGCATCATCCGACGCTTTGATTCTGAGATTGAAAAGCTGACCTCGGAGTTGAGCGATGGGTAAGTCTGTCGCGATCAAGAACGCAGTTGTAGAGCTGCTGACGGGGTTGCAGTACAAGGGGGAGCCAGCCTTCGCTCATGTCACGGATAGTACTGCCGATGACTTCAAGGCCTACCCGATCGTGCGTGTCCTCCCGCAGTTTGTTGACAACGATAAAGACTCGTTCAGCCAGATGAATCGGGGCGTGAATCTGCAGGTTGTGGTGTTCCTGAAGCTAGAAGACTCGACAAGAATTCAGGGACAGACCATTGATCAGATGCTCGATCTCACGGACATCCTGCTTGACACGCTCGACGAAGGCGATGACACCAACGCGTTAGAAACCATCGATCCGTCACTCAATACCTACATCATGAAGGCAACCCGCGCCGACTGGGACCCGGTCGATAGTAAGGGTGGTGCAATGTTGATGCTGGTTATCGCGGTGGAGGTTTCCTATTTAAAAGAACTAAGTAATGGAGTAGGTTAAATATATGAAGACTGACGAAGATAAGAAAGAGGCAACTACAAAGAAGCTGAAAGGCGAGCGAAACAAGTACTTCGTTCCTAATTTCGGCGAGATCGAGGCCTCCGATCTTGATGATCTAGAGAAGCAAGTTAACAAACTAAAGGAAAAGCAAGAGGCAGGTGATGGCAACATTTGAACCATATATAGGCAGGCGTGAGGCCGTAGGGCTCGGCATTGGGGCAAGTCCTGAAACCACGGTGGCTCCCCAATACTGGATGCGGTGGCTTGACAACGACGTCCAACCAAAGACGGAAATCATCGAGAACGAGAGCGCCATGGGTGTGGTCGAGAAAATAAACGACAGCGAGGTAGTCGGTAAGTGGGTAGAAGGCACGCTGGGCGGCAAGGTCACCGACATCGGTATCGGGTTCCCGTTGCTCGGGTTCTTTGGCTCTGTCAGCACCGGCGCTGCGGTGAGCGGCAAATATCCGCATACCTTCAACGTCAACCAGTCCAGCATCCCGCCAGCGATGACGCTCGCAAAGTCTGGCCCATCTGGCTCGAAACGGCACCCGTACCTGACCTTCGATTCGTTCGAACTTACTGCTGAGAAGCAAGGCTGGGTGCAGTTCAGCTCCTCCGTCAAAGCTCGCGTAGGGACGACATCGACAGAGACAGTCGCGCTTACCTCAGGCGAATTGGAGTTCACCAGCAAAAACATCGTGCTCAAGACAGCCGCCAACACGGCGGGTCTCGCGGCATCTACTGCAGTCGACGCTCTCAGTCTGAAGCTCAACCTCGAACGATCATCTGAGGCGTTCTTCCCACTGGGCGGTGACGACAATCCAAAGTTCGACCGCGGTGCGGTTGAAGCCAAGGGTGAGTTCGTCATTCGATACAACAACACGGATCTCGAGGATGACTACCTGAACAACGTCATCAAGGCGCTGAGCATCACACTCACGAACGGGACGACATCCCTTGCGTTCACGGCCGGCAAAGTCCGTTTCACTGAGCTGGAGCGATCAAGCGACAAGGATGAGATCGTCACCCAGACCATCAGCTTCTCGTGCCAGCTCGACACAGCTACGAGCAAGACGATCACTGCGGTGTTGACAAACACGCGTGCCAGCTACGTGGCAGCGTAAACCCTCATTGACTAAAGATTGCCCCCGTTGTTAAATGGGGGCAATTACTTTAATGGAGAACCATGAATGACTTTGAATATTACTGCTGAGCGTCGCGTCGACATATCGGACTATGGCAAAGGTTGGGACAACTGCTACCTGACGGTCAAGTCAATGAACCCGAAAGCTCTCAAGGACTGGCAGGAAATGGTCGAAGCAGAGCAGACCGGTGACGAGACGATCGATAGTCTTTATGCAGAGAAACTGAAGACCGTTCTAGTCGGTGGCGTTATCATGAACACGAACGATGACGGTGTTGCTGAACGATATACGATCGAACCAGAAGACATCGCTGATGTAGTTGAGGCGCTCGGACCTGTCTTTAAACAACGCGCTCTAATGGTCGCTGCAGGTACCTACGGTTTAAAAGGCCTCTAGCTGATATCGCTAGAGACATTGAGGACGTGATCGTCCGCGATATCCGAGCGACTATCGACCCTGAATTGTTGGATGCCATAGTTGCTGAGCGGTATAAGGATCGCCGGCACCTCAGTACACGTGAGTTCGACGATGAACCGTGGGAAGCTATTTGGATGGCAACCACTTTATGGGCGGCCGATGCTAAGCGTCAGGACAAAGATAACAAACCTCGGGCGTGACCGTATGGCCAGTAACTATCATGCGTGTTAATTTAGAAATAGAAAGATAGGCCAGGCACCAGCCACTAAGTAGCCTTCTGAGATTTACCGCCTAGTGGCAAACAAGATCAATATCGTCATCTCAGCGCAAGACAAAGCCTCGGCGGAACTGAAGAAGACCGAAGCAGGTCTGAAAGCATTCTCGCAAGGCGCGGATGAGTCTTCCCGTGCTTCGCGTGCGCTCGGGGTTGCCACGGATGTCGCCAAGGTCGGGCTACTTGCGACGGGCGCTGCAGCAGTGGCCGCAGGCAAGTTTGCCGTTACTGCCGCTGCCGGGTATGAGCAGTCCCTCAACATCTTTCGTTCGGTTTCCGGCGCGACTGCCGAGCAGATGGTTGCCGTGGGGGCTCGTTCGCGTGAGTTAGGGAAAGACCTATCACTGCCAGGAGTCAGCGCAGCTGACGCGGCGCTTGCCATGGTTGAGCTTGCCAAAGCCGGCCTCTCGGTCAACGACACTATGGCTGCGTCTAAAGGTGTTCTGTCACTCGCCAAAGCCGGTCAAATGGAGACGGCACAGGCAGCAGAGATAGCCGCCAATGCTCTCAATGCATTCGGTCTCAGGGGTAGCGAAGCGTCACGTGTGGCCGACATCTTGGCTGCAGCCGCCAATGCCTCGAGCGCGGACGTCACCGACCTGGCGCTGAGCCTCCAAATGTCGAGTGCTGGTGCTGCAGCAGTGAAGGTGCCGATCGACAATCTCGTCGCCTCCATCGGACTGATGGCGAACAACGGCATCAAGGGCTCAGACGCCGGTACGTCGCTCAAGACGATGTTCATGAACCTCATCCCGCAAACCGACAAGCAGATCGCCTCATTCAGAAAGCTCAACCTCGACTTCTACAACGCCAAGGGCAATTTCGTCGGGATGCGCGAAATGATCCGCCAGCTCGAAGTTGGGACACGCAACCTCACCGATGAGCAGAAGGCCCAGCACATCGAGACCATCTTCGGTTCCGATTCCTCTCGTGCGGCGAACATCCTTCTGAAAGAGGGCGTCAAAGGCTATGACGAGATGACCAGAGCGGTCAACAAGAACGGCGCGGCAACTGCGCTGGCCGCTGCTCAGAACGCTGGCTTCAAGGGTGCGCTCGACGGGCTGAAGAGCACTATCGAGACGATCGCAATCGATGTCGGCATGAAAATGCTGCCAGGACTGACTGCACTAGCGACCAGCATCAATTCGCAGATCGAACCGTCGTTCAACCGGCTCGTGGCTGGAGGAAAGGCGGTGTGGGGCGTCGTCACCACAATCGCGGACGAGGTGGCCTTCCGACTCGGTCCCAAGTTCGAGTTTCTGTGGACGATCGTCTCCACGAACCTGATTCCAGCCTTCGCCCAGCTATATACCGCTGTTCTGCCGCTCCTCCCTGTGATCGGTGGAACTCTGCTGGTTGCTGTAGGTCTCCTGGCAGACGGAGTGAATCTAGTGACGTTCGCGTTCTCTGGCTTGGTCGCACTGGCTGCAGTCTTGCTCCAGGGTCTCAGTGACGGCAACCCGATCGTGTGGACGCTGGCAGGCGCGTTCACCGGCCTTGGGGTTGCGATGGGCATCCACGCGATCATCAACACCGTGACGGCCGCGATGGCGGTGATGTCGGCGGTGACGATCCCTGCGTTGATCGCGAAAGTTGCGGCGCTCAATCTGATGGTCATGACGCCAATGGTCATGCCTGCCATCGCAATTGGTGCTGCGCTCGCGGCCATCGCAGCGGTGTGGAACGCCTACAACGAGATGATGTCCGCCATCGAGGGGGCGAAGGCCTCACAAGCACGAAGCAACAAGGCCGGTGCTGACCTTCGGGCAACCGCCGATGCGTCGTTCAAGTCCGGCAAGATCGATCAGAAAGAGAAGGACCGCCTGTACAGCGTTTCGTTCAAGGCACTCGGTACCAACTACGCAGAAGGTGGCGCGACCGTCGTAGGTGAGCACGGGCCTGAAATCGTGAATATGCCTCGTGGTGCACAGGTTACGCAGGCCTACCGCAGTCGAAATGAACTCGGACAGGGGAGCGGCGGTGGAGTCACAGTACACATCACCGGTCCGGTTTCGTTCACCGACAACGCAGCGATCGACTACTTTGCGCAGCGTTTGAACCAGTCTGCTCGGCTGGCACGATCCGGAATGAGTAGCACGGTAGGAGCTGCAGCGTAATGGCCGCTACTGCAGTTGCTTACGGCACTCTGAACATGCAGACAGAGAAGATCTGGGCGACGACCACGGATGTCTTCTCGGCCCCTGAGAACAACGTCCAGACAGATAACCTGGCGCAGTCAGACGGCGCGATATTCGTCCGTAGCTCGGTGAGGGCAAAGAGCTTTTCAGTCGCCGGCATCATCCGTGGAGACAGTATCGCTGACACGGACAGCTTGATCGATCAGTTCAAGATGGGACTTCGCCTGGCCCAGCAAAACTTCGACATCGCTTACGCCGGTTCGGTTCGAAGGTATGTCGCCAGTCCGCAGAACATCATGATCACCCGCGAACGCGGCCAGGCGACTGCTGGTTGGTCGGTACAGTTCATCTGCGCCAGTCCAGTTGGCATGGATACGAACTCATCCACCCTGCTCGCGGCAACGCCTGTCACCACTTCAACTGCGTCCATCCCGATCGCAGTGGGCGGTACGTACCAGGCAGAGCCGTACATCAAGGTGACTCTCACAGCAGTGACAGGCGGTACCTCGAAGACAATCACCATCACCAACACAACGACACTCCGCGGTATCAGAATCATCCGCACCTGGTCACCCGGCGATGTCCTGGAAATCGACAGCTTCAACAAGACCGTCTACGTGAACAGTCAGGTCGTCATCTTCGACGGCCAGTTCCCGAAGTGGGATGTCGGATCACAGAACATCGGGTATCTCGACGACTTCACAACCCGCACGGCAAGCATCACCGCTGAGTACACCAGGCGGTGGTTGTAGGGGCGCGTCATGCCGACCATAGTTGCCTACCCACTTAGCTCAAAAGACGACGCTCAGAAGCGCTTTGACAACAGTGCCGACTACAACGACTCATCCGGCACTCTGGTACTTGGTAAGAAGTTCGACGTCTCAGGACAGTCGATGACTGTAGGCATCCGGTTCCCCAACATCTCCATCCCACCCGGCGCCACGATCACGTCCGCCACACTCGCGTTGGTATCTCAGTACGAGAACCCAAGTACCGTCTCGCTTCGTGTCTTCGCCGAGAACACCGATAGTTCACTGCCCTTCTCCAGTTCAAACGATCCGGCGGACCGCCCACTCACCACTGCGTTCACTAACTGGGTGCCTGCAGCCGGTAGCAACTGGGTGGGGAGCGGTGTTTACAACAGCACCCCCGACATCGGCCCGCTGATCCAAGCTGTGGTCAACCGAGCCGGGTGGACTGCCGGCAATGCGATCACGCTGATCATCAAGGACAACGGCTCGACGAATTACCAGGGACACTCAGCGGCGTCTGTTGATTCGGGGCCAACCACTGCTCCGAAACTGACGGTGACCTACTCAGTCGTAGCGCCTGTCACGGTGCAAACTTTCCAAACCGCGCCGAAGGAGTACCTGTACAAGGTCTCAAAACCAGACGGCACGTACGTCGGGGTCTGGAGCGATGTGACCGACGATCCCCAGTGGACTCAGCAGATCAATACCCCGGGGACGACAACCACTGTGTTTCTCGGACGTTCAGCGGACAACATGATCGAGCGACGCGAGGCTTGGGTTGATCAGACCAACACTCGGTACGCCGATCAATCCGGCGAGGAGTACATGTTCGTCTCGCGCACCTCAAACACGGTCGGTCCCGATACCGACGTCGAGTACGGACTGAACGTCGACATCTATGCGGTGTACGGCGGGTACGAGCCCCTGGTTGATCAAAACGGGGTGCCTTACGCCGACCAGACCGGTGACTCATACGTCGTTGCGACCGGCGCACCACTCGGCCAGCGCGTGTTCAGCGGAAAGATCAAAAGTTACAAGGCTGTCTACAAGGACAGGGAGGGCGTCGAGGTCTTGTTGGTGTCCCACGGCATCGAGCTGACAGAAGGCGAGCCGATCAAATCTGGCACCAGCACGACGGTTACGTACGCGACCACTCCGCTCGACACGATCGTCAAATCAATCCTTGACACCAATCCAGGCAAGATCACATACAACGCGGGATCGATTGACTACACGGGTGTTTCACCAACCTTGAAGTTCCAACTCAACACGAAGCTCGAAGGCATCAAGAGTGCCTTCACCCAGACACCTGAGGGTTTCTATTGGTACGTCGACATCGGCGAGAACGTGCTCTACATGAAACAGAACCAGCCCATCGTGAACCACGTCTTCATCAAGGGACGTCATCTGAGCGAAGTGAACATCGAGCGCTCGGGGGAGAACCTACGCAACCGGATCTACTTTGTGGGCGGCGACACAGGCAGCGGTGTCCTCTACAAGGTCTACGAAGATGCTGCGGCCATCGCGGATTTTGGGCTGGCTACCTACCGAATTACCGACCGACGCTTCACAGTGGCAGCCCATGCCCAGCGATACGCGCAGAAGGTTCTCTCGCGCTATGCACGCCCGGTCTACACCTCGACGATCACAGTGCCGTCCAGCGTGTACAACATCGAAGACATCAAGCTGGGGCACAACATCGCCTTCCGCAACTTCGGGAACTTCATCGATACACAGGTACTGCAGGCGGTCTCGATCAGCTACACCCCATACGCCGTAACGATTCAACTCGGTGAAGTGCTCGATGATCAGAAGTCGATCATCGCTGACCTCGACGAGGGGCTGTCGAACGAACAATACCAAGATATTCCAAACGCTCCATCGTAAATGACGTGTTATATTGAAATTAAGGAACTACATTGAATGACAAAGCAGATATCAGATCAACCGAGTAAAGTCACCGCCAGCGCTTCGGATCTCGTTCTAATACGAGACACCACATCAAACTCTGATAAGAAAACCACGGTCAGCGGTCTCGCTAGCGGTGTTGCGGCAAACCTTCCGAACAACTCGGTGAATGCCGCAGCGCTCGCATCAGGCGCGATCAAACTGGGGTACACGCAGGTAACGGCAAATGTGACCGCTTCAGGTGGCGCTACACCAACCGCGATGAGCACCCCACTCACTTCAACCGTCACCGTGCCCGATGGTCGTTCAGTGCGCGTCACCTTCTACTGCACCCAAGCATCCGGTGGTAGCTCGCCGAACTTCCAGATCTGGGATGGACCTGTGGGAAGCGGCACGCAGATTGGCCAGGCGAACATCAGCTCTGCCTCGTACATCAACTGCCAGACGATCGTCAGTCCGGCTGCTGGAACCAAGACGTACAACGTCGGATGCCAGTCAGGTTCGGGAACCGCTACGGCGTTTGCGAGTGCGACCGCACCGGCATACATCCTGGTGGAGGCAATCTGATGGCTATGTCTTTCGCCACAACTAAGGGTGACGACGATCAGAGACCGACACCACCGGTACCTGACAACACAGTTCCGCCAGAGGGTGCGGAATGAAACAGATCTACCAACCTAACCTCGGGGTAGCAGCCACGCCGGGCTACTGCCTGGCCTATGTCGACGACGCTGGCAATGCTCCTAATCGGCGTCCAAGCGCGAAGGCCGCGTTTGAAGTCGAACAAGCGGCAGGAAGAATCCGAGGCGGTGACAGCCCGTCTGGAATATGGGTCGTCGGGTTCCTGGAGTTCACCAGAGGAAGCTATGTATATCACGGTACGACCCACTTCATGCGAGATCTCGGACACGTCTTTTTCATGAAGAACAATGGGAACGGCACCTATGACCTTCGGGATAGTGAAATTGCATCCGGCGTGAAGAAGAGTAGATATAACAGCGTCAACGATATCGTTTCATGGTTTGGAATTTACAGTCCTAGATACATCGGTTGGAGCACTAATTGCGACGGGAGAACGTACGCAGAGGAGGAAGAAGATATGGCAAAGACATCACTAGAGCACGAGCGCATCCTAGCGTGGATGTCGGGACAAAATGGGTTCTTTGGTAGCAAGAACGCGTTGGTGGGTGAGATAGACGGCGATCTGAATCAAAACCACGTCGGCACAGAAGCTCTTAAATCACTCACTACGTGGTTTCATTCGCCTGCTATGCAGAAGTATATATTCGAGACGCTTCCGGCCATGTCAAAGAAGACCGAACTTGCGGACAGGCTCCTCGAAGAGAATGCGGCACTTAAAAAGCAGCTCGCCGAGTCCCGGGTGGCCGATGACTTCGTAGAAGTAACAGATAAACTATTTTATAAAAAGAAATAACCCGCAATGGCTGCCCGACTGTATAGCGCTGACAAGGCACCCAATCAGTACAAAGGGAGTAACGCCCTCGGTTTTGAATGCGCTCAACAAGCCGGAGTTGCTATATGACCGAAGATTTACCAACATACCTACTTTCACAAGGCGTACTAGGTGTTGCCTGTCTAGTTCTGGGGTATGTTTGCGTTCGGCTATACAGGGAGAACAAAGAACTCCAAGGTGAGATTCGGCAGCTCTACAAAGATCAGCTCGCTGACAACAAAGAAGTTGCGAAAGATGTCACAGAAGTTTTGCGAGGAAATTCACAGGCAAACCTGGCTCTTGCTGAGAAGATAGAAGCAGTACAAGGACGCCGACAATGAAATGGTTCAGCAAGAACAAAACCAAGCTCGACAGGGAACAAGACAAAATCAAGGTCGAGGTGACCGTGTCGAAAGAAGCGACGAAGCGCGAGATCGAGAAGGCTAAGGCTGCTAATCAGGCGCTCGCCGAACTTCTCGAGGCTAATCACTTCACTGTCCAGATCTACCGCACCGCCCAGCTCGGCGCGAAGAAGGCGGGTAAGGCATGATCCCTATCGACCTCTACGCCTGGATATTGCTCGTCAGTCGCGTCGTCATGGTAGCGCTGACCATTGACATCATTCGCAAACAAATCAGTGGGTTCGCAGTTAAGGCGACGGGCAGGCTTCGGTTACTCCGACGGTCTTTGTTCGCGGCGGCCGTCATTTTGCTCGTTGGAAGTGTGTACCCAATTGTCTTTGACATCATCACGATCTTTGGAGAGACGGGGCGAGCCGAGTCGGTACGGATCGACAGCTTCATCTACATGATGAACGCGAACATTACCTGGCTAGCGGTGAGCTTCGCTCTGTGGCTCACCTACTGGTTTGCAGACACTGCAGAAGATGCGGTGATAAGCGTCGACAAGCGATGACCTGCCATGGAGTACATCACTGACTTTCACGAAGCCGAGCTGAATGCCGAGTCGGTTCTCCGGTGCTGGGGCTTTGCTGACGCGAAGGCTACGACTGGGGGAGCAGATGGTGGGATAGATGTCAGGTCCAAGGCTGCCCTCGCGCAGGTCAAGTGGAAGGGCGGCGCTGCAGGCAGGCCGGAGATCCAGAACTTGGTTGGCGCGTCAGGTAATGACCGTCACAAGCAGCTGTTCTTCTTCGCAGCCTCCAGCTTCACGAAGACTGCCGTGGAGTATGCGAACCAAGTTGATGTCCGACTCTTCATCTACGACCCGCTAGGCAAAGTGGAGCCAGCCAACGAACGCGCGCTGCAGTTCATGAAGACACTCGGCTCTAGTGCGCGCCAGCCAGCATCGAAGATCCCTTGGACTCACTACGTTGTGTACTTGGTGGCCGCACTGCTCTGCTTCCTTGCTATGACGATTCCGTTCATAACTTGACTGTCACGATCACAAAGCGCATATTGAAACCACAACTTAATGAGGAACATCACATGAGCAACTTTTTCGAAGACATCTTCAGCATCACGAGAACTAAGAAATTTTGGGTGGCGGTCGCAGGCGCACTCGTCTCGTACGCACTCGCTACGTTCGGGCAGAGCAACGAACTTACTTTGTTCACTGGACTGCTCACGGCGCTTGGCGTCTACGGCGTCAGCAACGAGAGTTGACGTTAGAAGCGTTTTGAATCGGGCGTGGCACGTGTTGCCACGCTCTTTCGATTAGTTGGTCAGTTCGATGTGTTAGCGTTGTTGCAGAGGCTCTGACGACATCAAACTTTCCTGGAGGAAACATGGCTGAGCGCCGCACAATTACGGTTGAGTACGTGGACGATCTCGACGGCTCGGTCGTTGACGAAGCGGACGTCAGCACGGTCGCATTCAGCTACAAGGGCACGTCTTACGAAATAGATCTGAAGCCGGCCAACGCCAAGAAGCTCGACGATGCGTTGAACAAGTATATTGCTGCTGCACGGAAGACTTCGAATGGCCGACGCGGTCGGGCAGCAAGCACTGCGACCCGCCCGTCCACTGGATCGGGACGCAGCAAGGAAGAGCTGGCAGCGATACGTAGTTGGGCGATCGACGAGGGCTACGAGATCTCCCCGCGCGGCAGAATCAAAGCCGAGATTATTGAGGCGTACGACGCTGCGAGCAAGTAGTTTGTTCGTCTAATTTCGCCGGATTTACCACTTCTCCGGTACCCCACTACCACTCCCCCGCAGGTCTAGACCCCCCCGTTACATCTAGCACAACGTTCGTTCTGTTCTTGTTCGATTCAACAGGGATCAGACTGCTTTTTCATAGACACACCAACGGTAGAGTAGGGCAGGTTATTGACAATCTGTCAAGGTGTGGGTGATGTAGCCTAAGCACGCGGGGGAGTGCAACCATAAGCGTCACACTCACGTACACACAGCTAAGCCGGACACCTACACAAAAGGTGTCCGGCTTAGCTGACTCAGTGAGGCCTACCCGTAGTGATTGTTCAGCGGAAGGTCGTCTGCGCGCCGTAGGTTGAGCGCGTCCTCGTTCGCCATCACGAAGTGATCTTCGCCCGCTTCAGCTCGCGTCAAAAAGTCCATGCCTTCTCGAAACATGTCGAGTCGCACGTCCTTGCCGTGAAGCCCGCGACCGTACTCTTCAGCGGAATCGAGTGCTCGTTCGATGTATCCCATGTGGTTTCTCAGACGCGCTGCAAAGTCTAAGATTCCACGTGACAGGTCGTCTGCACGAACCAGTTCTTCGCCTTCGTCTGCGTAGGTCATAGCCGTCACACCTTATGCGTTTCGAATACTTGATTGACGGTATGCCAGGTCAACGTTCTGCTCGCAATCTCTCCATCGACTTGAACCAATGTCTATCCCGAAACTCATTGAGTGCCTCCCTGATCCTTCGGTTCGTATGGTGAGGGCCCGAAGTTCTTGGGCTGTGGATCGGAGCGCCGGGGTGTAACTCGACGCCGGCTGTTGATTTCGTCGCGCACGTCCTGGATGGGTCGGCCATAGGTGGATCGGGAGCGTGCGAGTACTGCGCTAGCAACGCCAGTAGATGGAAGCGGAGCGAGTGCCTTCAATGTGACAGGCGGCGTCGTCTCCTTGCCAACCGTGAACGTTGCGATTGCTTCATACGAACGGATGCCAGTGAAGTCGGTCTCCTTTACTCGTTGATGCCCGCCGAACTCAGGTATCCATGTGCGAGCTTCCGTGGCCGACGTTTCGTAGATAATCCGTGAGCCCGTGTTGTTGATGATTGCGGTCTTCAGTTTCGAGTCAACCGTTTCCAAATACTGCGTCGCGAGCGTGACACCCAGCTTGTGCTTGCGTGCTCTGGCGAGCATGTCGTCAAGCCCGCCTTGGACTTTCGAACTGACCTGGAACTCGTCTAGATAAAGAAAGTTGGATCGCCTCGGAACGATGGCCTGAGCGTTGTTCCAAAGCGTCGACGTGAACAAGGATGCTAGCAGCTCTGACGACTCACTTGGAACATCGGCAAAGCTAACGAGTAGTATCTTGTTGTTCTCCAACACATCCCGCATGTTCAGTGTCGACTTGCTCTGGCCGATGATGTGTTTGATCTCAGGACGTCCCGACAGCTGCCACAATTTGTTGTGGAGAGGTTCAGAGTACCTGGCTGCAACTTGGCCTTTGCCATCATCAACACGATCCCAGAACTCTTCCAGCTCTGGCTCTTTCACCGAATCCTTCACCTTCTTGGCCCACGCTTTCTCTTCGGACGTTCGCGGGCTGATCAGTGTTGCGAGATCGACGAAGGTAAGACCACCGTACTCAATCAGTGTCCACAGTCCGTGATAGAGCAGATCTCGTACAGCGACCCCAGTTGACACGGATGGGTAGGTGGCGACGAAGACATCAGTGAACAGGTTCATAGCGTCACGTGCATCCACCTGATCAAATAGATTGTAAGCCAGTGGATTGTCTGGATCGCCAGCAATGTCAGCGACGATCACATCACCGATGCGCTCTGGGGGTACATAGCTGAGCACCCTACTGAAGAGGGTCTCGTTTGAACGGCTTCTGCTTGCGTCGATGACGATGACTCCGTGACCAGCCTTCATGTCTGCGGCCGCTTCATTCGCCATCTGCACGGTCTTTCCCCTACCCGTCTTCCCGCCGATGAACGTGTGTAAAACGGCGTCCTCGAACGATTGGCTGATCGGACGTTCTCGTCCTGAGATGTTGCTATACCCAATCAGCCGGCCGCCGTTACGTGGGATTGCTTCGACGGGCGGGAACGGTCGCGCTGAACCTTGCTTTACTCCTTGTATCTGGGGGTCACCTATGGGCCACGCAACCACCGGAATTAGCTCTGGGACACTCAAATTGACATCGGACGCGACTGTCATTGCGCCGCGGTTCACCTGGTCGTCGAGGTTGTGTTGACGGATTGCCCTACTGTTGAACTTATTCCCAATGTTCTCGGAGCGCAGTGCACGAACTACATCTTCGACCAAGGCTTTGCCGCGTTGGGGCGACTCTGCTACTGCTGCGACGCGACCGACAGCGTTGAAGCTGCGTTCTTGCGCCTTCTCATCGATGACGTCGTCCATGGCTTTGTCGTTGACTCCGTAGACGACAGCGTTGAAGAGGCTCGATTTTTTCACAGCCTTGGTTGACAGGGACTTGAAGTTGTTCGACCCCGTGATCACCCATTGCAACATGACTGTCTCGTCCGGGAAATCTGTTTGTACCGCCTTAAGCGTGCGCGTTGAATAATTAATCGGGTTGCTGATTCGTAGCATCCGACCCGGGTCTGTCATGTGGAGTTGTACACCATACGTCCAGTCCAGGGGCACTCGTTTGATCGGTGTCAGGGTCGTGCCGGGGATGTGCGCATCCATCTGTCCCGCCAGGTACTCGGCGTCACGTGACGGAACATGTATCCGATGCTCGACACCACTGTTGTTGGCGACTGCTTCGAACACGATAGTCGGTACACCGAGGAGTCGACCCATGGGTCCAGTGCGCAGATCTGGCCCGATTGAACGAAAGAATGCGTCGACCTTCTCGGGTCGCAGGTCGGTTGCGAAGATGATTGAGTAGCTGACGTGATCCGCGTCGTGCCCGCGCTGGGACTTGGTTTTTACCATGAGAATTACCCCAAAAATGAAGGGGGAGAGGGTGCCAAGCATGAACAGCAGATAGAACATCTACCACCATCTTGACACCACTCTCCCAAGTTGAACAGCAATTGAAGTGGTCAGCGGTTACGAATGGCGTTCGCCCTCTTGCCGATGAAGTAGATGACCGCGAGGATCGAGACCGCGATCAGGACGATCTGGATGAACCCGAAGTACGGTGCCAGGACCGCGATCAGAATCTGAGCGACGATGACCAGGAACAGAAGCGACCAGGCGAGGTTGGCGATGGTCTTGGGTGCTCTTTTCATTTCGATACTCCTTGTTGCCGTTGAACCGCCCTGACGACGGCTTCGAGGTGGCCCAGCTCGACGGACTCTCGGATGAACTGGGCTTGGTTTGGCAAGAACTGCCGGGTGAGCGCTTGCGCCATGACTTGGCCGGCGAAATCAGCGTGCAATATCTTGTAGGCCAGGTCGCCAGGCATGAGACCGTAGCGGACCATGTCACTGACGTGGATGCGGGAGACTTGTATCTCATCGGCGAGCTCAAAAGTCAGGCCAGCGAGCACGTGCGTGCAGTCGTGGTAGAACCGCAGGGCGTGTATGTGCCCTGGATCTGGATACGGAACGTCCTCTGCATTGGTCGATGAGACGGGCAGCGGATGACCCGTCAGCCGTGATGAACCGAACGCGGCTTCGAGTTCGAGGTACGTATTCGGTGCAGTCTCGGTGGGGGTGTACGTGAAGCCGAGCTGTGCAGTCATCTTGCCCGCATGGTCAAACAGAAACTGTCCTGCGATCTCGAGTGCCTGGTTGTACAGCTCGTTGCGAATAGGCATAGTAGGTTGCGACATGGTCCATCCTTTGGGTGGGTTGTGGTGTCGGTTGCACGAACTCGGACGCCAATCTTGTTCCGTGCAACCTGGTTCTGAGACAGCAGCGGCCCTGGATATGTCTGGTATCCAGGGCCGCTGTCCCTCGCAGGCTGAACTACTGGTTCCAGAAGCGGGTCAACGCTTCCCGGTTGAGCTGCCCATCGACGCGCCCCCGGCGGATCGCTTCTTCGCGACGCTTGACCTCCTGCCGACGTGCCAGGCCGGGGATGTTCGTTCCCCGAACCACTGCGTAGAGCTTGAGTGCGATCAGACCAAGCCACAGCGGCGAGGTCAGGATCGCGAGCAAGATGACGATTTCCATGACGAACTACCTTTCCCAGTGGGACTCTTCCTCCCAGATTTCTTCCTCGATGAACACAACTTCGTGTTCGCTCACCTGGACCTGGCGGCGTACGACCCGCCGCGACCTGGTGTTCGCCTGGCTACCTAGCTCCAGACCCATTTGATACGCAGCCAACTCGCCTGCGCTCCGTTGCCTTGATCGGCGTTCTGACATCTACGTGACCTCCTGGTCCGCTACACTCAACCTCTAGAGGTAGATTCCCGTAGAGGTGAATACCCGTAGTGGTAAAAACCTCTAGAGGTGAATGTAGTGTCCGAGTATGGGGACGGTAGAACGTCTTGTCAACCGAAGCAGCAAATCTCAAATGAAAGGCCAGGTCATGATGGCGACGAAGTTCCCCGAAGATCCTGAGTACATCGTCAACCTGGCGAAGGAGATACAAGCGCTCGCGGCTGGTGATCCGCTGTCGATTGAGAAGGTCGGCCGTCACTACGCCCAGCCAGACCCGTCAGATCCGCAGAAGCTAATTGTCGATCTAGCCGCGATGCAACGAGTCTGGGGAACGAGCGTCTCTTCGCACGCTGAGGTGTACGACCTGATCAAGATCACCGCCGGGATGTTGCCCGACGACGACAGCGACGTGGAGGCAATCAAAAATGCGCTCGGACTGTACGTTTCATTCTTCGATGGCTTTCCCAACCTGACCGCCAGGCGTGCGCAACTCCTTTCGAGGGTCGAGATCACGATGCGCTCACTACAAGACAGGGAGACCCGTGGTGCGCGGCTGCTTGCTCGTCAGATCACGATCATCCGGAAGCAGCGGCCTGAGGTCTTTGAGGCGGAAAACTTGAAGCGGCGAGTGGAAAATCTGGAATACCGGATGCAGGATCTCGAACGGCAGGTAGAGCGGCTTGAGTCGAACAACAGCAACAAGAGGCGTTGGTGAAGTTGTCACAAAGCTGTCACATGTGCCGTGACACACCTAGATACTAAACGACCCCCGTTGACTGAACATGCAGGTCAGAGACTTGCGATTCGGCCAACAGGGGTCATTCTCTGGTCTTACACACCAGCGGTCGGGGGTTCAAATCCCTCTGCGCGCACCAGAACACACGCACCTGATGACTCATCTGCGCCGGTGGACATTGCCGGATCGGATCGAGAAAAAAGACGTCTTGTATCGATGTCGTTGATCGTCGGAGTTGTGCCATTCGACAGCGGTGTTTACCGACGGGGAACCGATCAGCGGCGCGGTATTCGGCGTAGTCC